TTGCTTTTATGGCGGCTTTTTCCTACAATGTCACTCCATAATGCGCCTATAGCTCAACAGGATAGAGCAGTTGCCTCCTAAGCGATCGATCCGAGTTCGAGTCTTGGTGGGCGCACCACTAAACTATACTTTAATCTCCCAAATAACCCCACAAGCCACGTGCTGTGGGGTTTTTTAATGCCCGAACTCTACCATGTTCTACCATACCCTACCTTAAAATACCTTTTCATACCCTAAAAATAAAGGTATTCTACGAGGTATCCACTAATACCTCAAAATAGGATACCTTTAAAATGGCTAAAATAATTAAACCATTAACCGATAGCCAGGTTAAGCAAGCCAAGCCTGCAGACAAGGCATATAAACTTGCTGACGGTGGCGGCATGTATTTATATGTGACAAAGCTAGGCGCTAAATCCTGGCGAATGAACTATGTTAGACCAATAACTAAGAAGCACGCGACTATTACGTTGGGGCTTTATCCTGATATTACGCTCGCTCAGGCACGCGATCAGCGCAAAGGTATTCGTGCGCTATTGGCAGAAGGTATTGACCCACAACAACAAAAACTAGAGGATGAGCGCGAGCAATTACTACAAGCCAATAACACATTTGCAGCGATAGCCGAAGAGTACATGAGCCGTAAAACACATATAGCAAAATCCACGCAAGCCAATAACTACAGGCAAATCAAGCGATTGAATAAATTTATCGGTGATACGCCTATGACTGATATTAAGCCGATGGATATACTAGAAGCGTGCCGCAGTGCTGAAGCGCAAGGGTATCTGGAGACGGCAATAAAAATGCGAACAATGGCTGGACAGGTATTTAGGTATGCGGTGCAAACAGCAAGGTGCGAGCGTGACATTACGCAAGATTTAATAGGCGCATTGCAAACACCAGTGACCGAGCACCACCCAACCACGCTTGACCCAAAAGAGCTCGGTATATTACTAAATGCGATTGATGACTATCAAGGATCGTTTGAAGTAAGGACGGCTATCAAGCTTATGCCTATGCTGTTTGTGAGGGCTGGCGAGCTACGTTATGCCCTCTGGAATGACTTTTGTTTAGACGAGGGTACTTGGTCCTTTACGCCTCGTAAAACGCAGCGTAGGACTGGTTTAGAGTTGATTGTGCCACTGCCAAGACAGGCGATAGCGCTAATACGTGAGTTATCAGATCACGCACGTAGTAAATATTTATTCCCTGCTATACACACCACCGTTCAGCCAATGAGTGAAAACACCATGAATCAGGCACTAAAGCGCCTGGGTTATGATGGGACTAAGCAAACTATACACGGTTTTCGAGCGACTGCCAGGACTTTAATTGTTGAAAAGCTAAAATACCCTGAAAATCTGGTAGAAATGCAACTAGGCCATAGAGTGCGCGATATGCATGGGCGCGCCTATAATAGAACGGTATTTTTGGAAGAGAGACGCGATATGATGCAAGCGTATGCTGACTATCTTGATGAATTAAAGGCTAGATAAAACGCCCTTGCGCTTGATCGATTCTTATGGCTCCCGGCTGATATATAAGGGCTGCGGCTGTTTTGCGTTTATGAACGCAAATAAAAAAAGCCCACTCAATAATCTGAGTGGGCTTTTGGGTGTTGGGGTAGACGCACGGAGTTTAACCGTATTCCTAGAGTTGTATGCCAAGCGCTTGACACCTCTACTGCTTCAGCACTAAAGCTTCATCTACAATTCGCTAGTGGCTAGCCGATTTCTACGTCTATTTCGCTTTGTGCCTGCTTATTCCACCACCTGCTATAACTTACGGTATTAATCGGGCGCTTTGCCAGTCAATTAGGCTTTCTCTTTTTACGTTAGAGTCTGCACTGAATAAGTTTGCAAGGCAACCGGGTAACCCCGATCCGACCTCACCGCTGGTTTCTCGTTCCTGCGGCTTAACAGCTTAACCTTGCATAGCAATTATAGCAGTATAAACACCTGCATAACAATGATTTGAATAGGTTTACCCTGCCATAAAGCAACAACCACCCTGCTAAAAACACCATTTTAGCTACTAAAATGGTGTTTTGATAATTTACGCTATCAAACCATACAGCCATGCCAGCGGCAAATAGATAACTGTGTAAAGTATCGACAAGGCGATACCAATAACCACAGCAATCATAGCAAGTCGTACATAGATATCCACTGCGCCTACAATGAAGTGCACTGGATATTCTATAAACTTACTTTGTCTGGTTGGCAAGTTATTCTCTTTCGGTGAAATAGTCATCTAACTGCTCCGGTAGTTTCTGACGATCCTCGCTGGTAAAGTCCTTCTTATCCAAACGACGCTCTGCCGAATCTTCAATCTTATCAATATCTACATTAAAGTGTTCGGGATTGCGTTCGTTCCAGGCGTCCATGTCATTATAAAGCTCGTCAACTCTATCGTAGTCCTCTTGATATAGCGCCTCTGTCAACTGTAGAGCAAACTGATTTTGCTTGTCAAGCACCATGTTTTTCATGTGGTACTTCTCGCTACGTTCACGGCCTTGTTTAGCATTGGACGCTGGGTTGAACTGTAACGCACCTTTGATGACAGCATCAGTGCGGTCCATATCCATCACCTTATCGCCTTTTTGGTTGCGGTAAGCGCCATTGTTCCAAATCTCAATACCTGCTGCCGCATCTCGAACATAACGCGGTGCTGCTATCACTGCTGCATCTTTATACTGGCCTTTGGTGATCATATCGCCTGCGGTAAAGAAGTTTTCAAAGAATCCGCTTGATGCTCCAATGACTTCCGCCCAATCGCCCTCTTTTGGTCTAGCAAAGTCAGTACCAGGGATAAAGTTACCCATGTTTGAGCGACCATACATATCAAAGCGTGTTTTCTCACTGAGTAAGCCGTACATAAGGGCATCGGCATTATCTTTGCCAAGCTCGTCCTGAAGGAATGCGGTCAAGTTGGTTGCACGACCAAATAGGCGGTATAGCAAGCCCTCTACAATATCACGCAAGTCATCAGTGAATGGCAAGCCTAACGCGCCAGCCAATAAGAACTGCCACGTCATAGCGACTGCGATTGATTTAACCTCTTTATCGCGCCCGTGACGAATCATCTGCTCAGCATAATTAATACTGAACTGCTTAAACACCATGACCAATGGCCCAAACTGTCCAAGCTTACCAGTACCACGCGCCAGCCCTGAACGATTGCCCTTATTATAAACCCCTTGCGTCTGTTGAATGATCGATACTGCAAAGTCATAGCGACTGTTAAAGCCTTCCGCTTTCAACTTAGCATCACCCATCGTCTGCGCAACTTTAAAGGCAGCAATCATAGTGCCACGACGGTTGATTGTCTCTGACACCTCAGCGGCCCAACCAGCGGCACGCGATAAGTTACCCCATAGACCGCTAATCACGCCAGCCTTACCGCGCTCAAGCCCTCGAATCATCCAGATATTTTGCGGATCAAGATGACCCTCACGAGTCATGCGTAAGTAGTCCTCTTTTTTCACCCATGCTGGCAAGTGGTCCTCAAAACCTTTCCAGCTAGGTGTAGCATTACCTGTGACCTTTTTACCGAACTCAAATGTCGCTTTGCCTGAGTACTTGGTGATAATGCCTAGCGCCTGTGTCATGTCTCTATGCGCACGCGCTGCGCCAACATAAGCGGTCAGCTTAGGTATGGTCTGAGTAAATGGCTGGGTAAAGTTAAGCACCATAAATGCGGTAGAAAATCCCATATAGTAATGGAAGAGTAAACCGCGCACGCCTGCAAACTCCTCTTGTGGGTTTTCCATGTTAGCAAAGACGTTCTGCGCTTCACCTTGTAAGTTACCGTCCTCAATCTTTTGTATGGCGTTCTCGATCTCGCCATTATACAGAGCACGACCACTGTAGCGTGCGTTACTCATGACGAATGACGATAAGACTCGCGGCAAGTCCTCGCTATACCCCGGCACCTTTTTACGGTGAATCAGACGTTTAAGCGCGCTTTGATTGCTGATTGCTACTTTGAGGTACGCTTGATAGGCACCGTCATCATCAAGGCCAAGCTCAGCGGCAAACAACTGCACTGTCTCAGGGGATAAACCTTTGCCTGTGAATTGCTTAAACGCATCAGGATTGAGCGTACCAGTGCCAACTTCAAAATCATTCTCATCATATTTTTCTTTAAGCTCTTTAATAGCTTTGCGCTGTTGGCCTTTGGTTTCGTAGAGCTCAAACAAGTCCAGCTCATTGTTGGATTTATCACGAACCTCAACGGCATAGTGTCCAAATCGCATCAACGGCGCATAGCCTTTTTCAACAAGATCGTCATACTTGACCGCGATACTATCCATCACGTCAAACACGCCGTCTAACTGATTTTGCAAACGCTTCTCTGCGGCTGGCGTGATACTGCCAGACTGAGCCAACTTCTTGAGCTCGTCCGTCATGTGCTGCTGAATCATCAGGTTATGACCGATAGGGGTTAGTCCTGCCAGCTTCAATCTATTGATGGTATGAATGTTAACCAGCTTGGTGCCCTTAGCTAATGATGATAGCGTATCAACTGTCATGTGAAGTACAGACGAATCAATAGCAGCGCGAGCGCGTCGGTACATATCTTTTTGCTTGTCATCAAGATTGAATTTTGCCTCAAGCTCGGGATCGGTCCACACCTGATCTGCCATTGTGCCATCAAACAAAGCACGACTGACTTTATCGATTGCTTTTTTGCGCTTGCCTACCATCAGCTTGGTATCCCAAATCTCAGGTAGATACTCTTGTATGCGCCCGGCTTCGTTGTTCTCGTAAGCAATACGCGACTGCACGTTTTCAAAGAAGGTTTTAAAGCTTGGGTTTAGCATACCGACGTGTAGCGGTGTGGCTAGATGACGACGTAGCAACAAGCTCAAGTTAAACTTAGATGACAGTGCGGTAGCTGCTGACTGCTTAGCAGCATCAATCGCTTTTTCTTTCGCTGTGGTTGGGCTTGTGTCTGTACCTAAGTTTGAATAGCGACGGCTAAAGCGAATATCAGGATTTGATGGATCAAACGTACCAATATTGTTGGTGGCCGACTTAATCTGCGTTGGCTTATGAGCGACTGCCCACTTTACGCTACCATCCGTATCTCTATAGATAACCCCGTCATGACCATCTTTTAGCATCTGCTGACGACTTGGAACCGATGCCAAGCCTGAATCAACATAGTAAGGGTTTTCTATTGATAGATAAGCTGGCACGATACGAGTACCGCCACCTGAATAACTGTTCGCTTCTAACTCATTCGAGGTGAAGTAACCCCCTCTACCCAACAGCGCACCAAAATCAGTCGTATTAAACTCGTTGAATGATTTGATTGTACCGTGATAAACAACTAACGGCTTGCCATTACTGTCCACCACCTTGCTATCACCAAACCATTTTTTAAACGCTGCCGTGGTTGTTTGATTGGTGGATTCCTGACTGTACTGCGGCATTGCTGCGGTATTATCCATGCCAGCAATAGTCACACTATCCATGCTCTGCTCTGCCAGACGCTTAACCATACGCTCAGCAAGTTGCGTTATATCATTAGGCGTTATTTTTAACTGAACGCCTGTATTGTCTCGAACCCATGCGCGCACGCCAGCCATGACGCGATTCACAAAACGCTTGATAACAGCAAGCGGACCGCCACGCTCAGTCGCTTGCGAATATTCAGTAATTAGATATGGGATATATTCATCGCGTGCTTCACTAGCGCTGTAGGTGCTTGCCTCTGCACGCTGCTTGGCTCTTACTGCATACTTGTTACCAGACTTCACTAAATCATAGAAGTTTTCCATAAGCCCCATGTAAGTTTGGGTTGAAAGCATCGATTGAATACCAGCATGACCGCCAAGCTCATGAAGTAGTGTCGCTACAGCTGTATCAGATTTAAGATTATCAGCAATCAACACAACTTTGCCTTGATGGTAAAAGCCTTCTGCGTCGTTTGGGATGAGTAATCGACCATTGCTACCAACAAAATCATTGAGCGTGCGCACTCGTAGCTTGCCAGCCTTGATAAGCTGGGCGACTGCCTCTTTACCAAAACGATTTTGCAGCAAACCAATAACTTGCTGGCTGGTAGTGCCAGTTAATCCTTTGGCTGGATTGGTTTTAGAAAACTTAGGCTCTTCAGTACCAGGTACGCGATCTTCTTCGGTAAGGCTATCAGCATCCTTTTTTGTGACAATCTCAGGTGCAATAAACTCTTGCTCGTCGTACAACGGCATACCTACACTGTCTTTTGCTTCAAGATAAGGAATGGTGGTTGAGCCTTTATCGTCCTCTGCGACAACAAAGTAACCGTCCTTGCTGTATTGATGACCAGTTACCACAAAAGGCTGTTTGCCGTAGAAAACCTCAGAATCCATTGGCGCACCTTGACGCAACCATACTGGCGCTGGAATTGGGTTTAAATCTAAATCAGCTTCAAGCGCTTTGATCTGCTTACCAACACGCTCAAGCTCTGCCTTCTGGGTAAATGGCTGTGTAACGGCTTTCTTTAAATGCTCAACCGTGGCTTTTGATTTTTCAATACTTGCCTGCTTCTTCTCTATTTGCTTAGGTAGATTGCGCATGACTGACTCTAAGCCAGTAATGCCCTTGCCGCTAAATGTCTGGCCGCCCATTGTTAGCACCAACTCAGGATTAGGTGCGCCATGCTTAAACACTATTGACATAGGCGTGCCAGCATAACTCCCAACCTTGGTTAATGGGTCACCAAGTCTGACATTTTTCTTAATGTATTCATCTAGTGCTGCTGTAGCATCAGCGCGCTTATCGTAGGTTTTACCATCAATAGTTACATTAAAGTTGTCGCGCTGGCTGGCAAGTGCATCTTCAACCGCTTGAGGATTGATTGCATCGAGTGCTGCCTGGTTATTAACTGCAAGCTCTGTTTGCGTGCGGATTTCTCTACGCATGTCAGCAATGCCGCGAGTGTATAAGCGCTCTTTACTGTTTAGTTGGTCCTGCTTTTTCTGTAGTTTGACGCGCTGCAAAATACGCGGATCACCAGCGGCTTCTGAGAACGACTCTAAAATATCGCTTTCTTCCTCTACTGCATCACCCTCGATTGTACGAGCGTTACCTTTCGCTTTCATAAAGGCGGTGATAAAGCGCTGCTTGACCGCGAGTATCTGCCAGCGCTTACCGTCCAAGCGGTCAGTCATATAGCGGTATTCTAAAACCGTATTCCATTGGTTCCCCTGTCGCTGGCCACGTCCGTTACGCTGCTCTAACTCACCAGGCATATAAGGGGCGTCCATGTGGTGCATGGCGCGCAAGTTGCGCTGCATGTTCACACCGACGCCTAGCGTTTGCGTGCTACCAATCACAACGCGAATCTCACCGGTGTTCATGGCGGCTGCAATTCTACTGCGCTCCTCCTTCTTGGTTTTACCGCTGACCACTGCTATCTGCTCTCGCGGTATGCCAGACTGAACCAATCGTTCCACCAAATCCAGCACTGGTGAGAATATATCAACGGTGATGTCTGGGTTTTTCTCGCCTTGTGCGTTACGGCCACCACTGCGTTTTGCTTTGGTTCCGTACCCTTGATCCATAAAGATAACCTGACTAGCCAATTCGTGACTGTCATAAATATCTCTAACATTTTTGATCACGCGACTGGTTTTGCTGTTCTCGTCATCAGGCACTTGCCCTTCTTTACCAACCAAATCAGGGTCTAGCAATCGGGCGTCAAAACTAGCGGTATCAGCCAAGCGGCCATAGATTAATGGTGAGCGATGATCTCCATCTTTCATCCATTTTCTGCGAGTCTTACCGTCAGCGTCGCGCCATTCTGCCGCGTACTCTTGCACCTGTGCAAATATCCGCTTCTGTTCTGCGGTCATGTCTGCAGACTCGTTAATAACCTTTTTGTACGGTCTGTCTTTTGCGCCTTCGGTTCTGCCATTTAATAGATGAGCGCGTTCAAGATCGGTAAGATCATCACCCATTGTCTTGCCGGACTCTGTTTTACGTGGCTGCATTTCAGGCATATCTTCTGCAAACACGGTGTCCATGTACTGACCGATCATCTGACGCAACTCAGGCACGTTCACAAAGCCTGCTAAGCGTGTGACCATTTCATAATCACCAGCACTCGACAACTCAACGTCCTGTGTCTCAGTAGCAAACGAGCCAAACCAACCATCCCAATCTGACACAGCGGCTTCATTCATTTCCGTTTCCATCACATAGCGCATCTGATGGTAAATCTCAGTAATGGTATTGGTGATAGGTGTACCAGTAAAGGTGTGCACGTTACCGCCATTGTTCATCTGACGAACATATCGCGTTAAAAATTGCATCTGAATAGAGCGTTGCGACGTGCTTGTATTCAAGCCTTTCATCTTCATGCGCGTCACAATAGGCGGCTTCTTAAACTCATGCACCTCATCGACTAAGATCATGTCGATGCCTAAGTCCTCAAAAGTAACTGCGTTCGCCTTGCTTGATTGCTGGGCCTGCTTTTTGATGGTTTCAATGATACGTTTGCGAGACTTGGCCAACTCTTTTGCAGTGGTAGAGCGAATCTTGCCAATAGACTCGTCATCATCGAGATTGATTTTACTGACATTCTCGCCATCTTCTTCAGCAGCTTCTCTAAACTCTTGCTCAAGTGCGGCAATATCATCAGCCGCCATAGCCATTAAGGTATCTTCGGTTAATGTCATGCGATCAAGAAGAGAGTGCGGCATCACGATAACATCCCAATCATCGTTGGCAATTTGACGCAAACGAATATCACGGAATTTAGGCTCAAGGTTGTTCACATATAGCACACGTGCTGATGGGTACATCATGCGGATTTCTTCCGCTACCGCTGCGCTGTTGGCGTTATGAGCAAAGATAATCGGCTTTTTAGCGATACCATATCGACGCGACTCGATAGCGATACCGCCCATCGTAAACGTCTTACCAGTACCTACTTCATGAGCATTAATACTACGACGGTTGACGATAGCACGCCATATCGCATTGGCTTGGTGCTCACGCAAGTTAAACTCACCCTTGCCTAGTGATAGCGCCATACCCTCAAAGGTTAAGAAGCTGCCGTCATACTTAGGTGTGGCCCAAGCATTACGCGCTTCGTTGTATTCTTTTTCTAAGTCGGTTCGGCGCTCAGGGTCACTCCACAGCCACTCGCTAAAGTCACCGCGAATTTTGGCGATACGCTCATTGGCTTCGCTTGTGGCTTCATGGTCATAAACCTCTTCACCGTCAATCTTTCTTGTGATACGAACGACCTGGTTACTAAAGGCGGCCTGAACCAATGCACTAAAGTGATAATGATGGGTGCCGTAGTTTGTGCGCGCTTCTGCGGCATGGTTCATACCCTTGCCCAGCTTGACCTTCCAGCGACCTGATAGAAATGATACGTTTATATTGTCCGCGTCGCTCTTGCCTAGCATGTGAGCAATATAATCTTGATAGGCTTCTGGCGGTATCCAGGTTGCACCTAGTTTGGTTTCGATATTAAAGTAAGGCACATCTTCAGGCACAACGGCTTTTAATGAAGCGACGTTATCTTTCATCGCCTTATTTCCATCTTTAAGGGCCGCTTCTGCTTCTCTTAGTTTTTGGCGCACGTTGCCTGATAAGTAAATATCAGACGGCACGATGTCACCGTTCGGGCCTTCAAACACCGCACCGCTATCTTTAAGCTCTTTACGGATTTCTTGCTCAGACTTATCCGTTAGCGCTGCAATCTCTTTTAACGTGGGGTTTACTGAGTTGTTACGTGCCAGCACATAAGCATCACGCACACTTGGGTTTTTGATAGCAGCCTTACCACGTGTTGTACTTCTGCTCATAATGATAGCTGGCTTGCCGTCGTCTTGCTCAAGTGCTGCTAAGTCATAATAGAATGGGTCATTGACGCGATCCATGTATTTAAGTGCGTAAGAGTCGCGCAGACTGCCGTGATTTTTAACAAAAGCATTGTAGGCTGATTTTAACGCCTTGCGTTCTGTCTCAGCTTCTTGCCCGGCACGCTCTTTATCAACAAGTGCGGTAAATTTTTGACGTAAATCAATAGCGTCCTTGATCTGAGTCTCACGATCAAGCGTCGTTGCTTTGGATTTCACCTCATAACTGGTAACGTCTTGGGCCTTAACCATCTGATCACCGCGAGCAAGCATAAGCTCGCCTGCATCATTGCTGAACAATGAACCGTGACGCTCGCCTGTTGTGTTAGCATAGTAGGTTAGATGGTCGGTTGTGGTGTCGGCCTGCATGACGTTCTCAGGCACCAAGTCGATTGCCTGTTGTAAGCGCTCTTCCATATTGTCTGGGCGACGAACAATCATGCCTGCACCAAATTTAGTGGTGCCTGTGCCAAAATCAATCGTACCAATGATGTTTTGAGGGTTATCGATATAGTATTGGCTCAGCTTGATGGTTTCACCTGATGGGGTAACATAATCATTAACTGCCACCCATGTTGCATCTTCTGGCACGATAGCGGCTTTCTCGGCACGCTTGCGCAAGATGACAATATCGGTTACTACGGCTGTACCAGCATAATCTTTAAACGCGCCAGACGGCAAACGAATAGCAGCCACTAGGTCAGCTTGTTTGGCAAGTTCGCGTCTGATACCTTCGTTCTGCTTATCCATTGTGCCGGACGATGTGATACTAATCACAAGACCGCCTGGTCTTACTTGGTCCATCGACTTTAAAAAGAAGTAATCGTGTAGCATTGGGTTTAGCTTGTTGTAGCGACGGTCTGCTACTGGTGTGTTTTCAAAAGGATAGTTACCGATCACCACGTCATAGAAGTTATCAGGCGTTTTAGACTCCTGATACCCCATGACTTGAATGTTTGATTGTGGGAATAACTGCTTAGCAATCGAGCCTGTCATTTCATCAAGCTCAATACCAGTGAGTTGACTGCGCGATTGTACCTGCGCTGGCATCATGCTAAAGAAGTTACCAGTACCCATTGACGGCTCTAGTACGCGCCCACCAGTAAAGCCTATGCGCTCAACCATAGCCCACATCGCCATAACAGTAGGTGGATCAGTATAGTGGGCATTGGTGATTGAGCGCTGTGCTGACTTCCAGGCAGACTCGCCCATCGTCTCACGCAACCATTCACCGCGATCTTTCCAGACGCCCTCGTCTTTATATTTAGGATGATCCCATGAACCTTGAAATAGCTCTTGACCAAAAGAACCCCAGCCAATATATCCGGCTAATATCTTTTGTTCTGCTGGGCTGGCTTGGCGACTTTCTGTTTCAAGACGCTGTAGCAGCTCTAGCGCTTCACGGTTTTTATTGAATCGCTGTACTGGTGTGCCACCGACGATCTCTAGTGGGTTTTCAATTAATAGGTCGGTTGCGCTTGCTTTGGTAGCGGCTGGTGAAGTGGTTCCGCTGTCTGTTGCTCGCTTTCCGGCTCTAGCATTAGATGTTCGCGTGTCGCCTGTTCCTTCGCGTCCGATCTCGGCATTCCGCTGGCTTGGTACTGATCCTTCGTCTGCCACATTCGCTCCTGCACCACGAACGCTAGGTCGTCCAGCACTTGCAATTTCGTCAGTCGCGCTGTCATTTGTGGGCTGTTCTGTTGCCACGTCTCCACTATCTGCTGGTGTAGCTCCTGATTGTGGGTCACTTCCTCGCGCTCGTACTTCCGGCGCTCCTGCTTGATCCTGCGTGCCTGCTTCGGTGTCATCATTGTTATTCTCGCTTATCTCTTCCACTGTCTTGAATTTATCAGCGCGTCGGCTCACATCATAAGCAGGACCTTCGCTACCTAGATTGATACCTACTGGCTCGCTTGCCATAAAGTTACCTTCTGGCTTTGATCTTATACCGTTTTTATCTTCATAGATAGGTTCGCCCTCCGTGTTTTCACCAACAAATAGGCGCTTGTCGTTGCCTACGTCGATGGATTCAGGGTGTTTGGTTTTGGCTGGCGTGGTAGGTTCGCTTGCCTGCTCAGTCTCAGCCATTAACTTATTAAACTCAGCACGACTATCAACTTCGTTGGTCATGCCCTCGTTATCTAATCCAGGGTAATCACGCACACCATTCCACAGTGTTAGTAGGTAGGGTTTAATCTCTGGCCCTACATCACTCATCATCATTTTGGCATAGTCACCAAACTTACGAACGCCGCTTTCAATGTACGCCCCTGCCAGCGTCATGCCGTCCATTAGTATTTCAGGGTCTAGGCCTGAGTTGACCTGTGTTAGCTTGGATTTTAGGCGAGCGCGTGCCGCTGCTACCTTATCTTCAGTGAATAGCTTGTTATCAGCAAAGCGTCCTTTGGGTTCTGGCGCTACATCATTTTGTGTTTTTTCGGTAGTGGCTTGAGGTGCGATATTAGCAGCTTCGCGCTCCGCCTTGATACCCTTAATAGCTAACTCAATTAACGACGAATGTTCCTTGTTGGAATTATCGAACTCTGATTTTTCCAAGTACCCTTTCTTAACAAGCTGTCTTATTACAGCGTTTGTATCGGAATAGCTATCTCTCCACTTAACATCGCCTGGCTCTACAGTTAGCCTTTCTTGCTTTGGCTCATAATATTGTTGAGCAACGCCAAATACCTTGTTTTCCTTAACTCCTTTCTTCGCTGCTGCTCGTTTGGCTGGCGCGGACTGCTCGCCAGTCGGTGTAGAAGGCGTGGTGCGACTGCTGGTTAATTCTGCAAACTGCTCGTCAGTCAGTGGTTTAGGCTTCTTGGCGGTAGTTGCCTTAACTTGCTCCGATTCAGTAGAAGATAAATCCAGCTCACCAAACATTCTCCAAAAATCACCAAGCGATCTTTCTTGAATGGATTTATATTTGCCGTCTGCTTCTGAGTAGTATTGAGTGCTAACACTGTCTATACCGCCTGACTTATTGTAATTGACACTAACCAGTCTATGTTCTCGACCACCTTTGTCGGTAATGTTGTCACCAATATTTTTAACTGGCGGTGGGTTATCTTGGCGTTTCAATCCCAGCTTAGCAGCTTCCGATAGAGTATAAACACCTCCTGTAAAAGCATTTTCTGTTTCAATCTTGGATAAATACCCTGCTTCATGTAGCTGTCGAACCAAATCACGAGACTTGGCAATGTTGCCGTCCCATCCTGCTTGACCTGTAATCTTAGCCTTGCCTGTTGCGGTTAGCTCCTGAGTATCAGGACCTCTGTTTTCAATTGATACATCGGTAGGTTGCGAGGTTTGCTTGCTAGCTCCTGATGTTTGCGCCTTCGGTTGTATCTCAAAACGCTTGCCAGCCTGCACGACTTCATGCGTATTGCTAATACCCTTCTTATCAATAAACGCTTGCGCCTTATCCTGCTTACCGAACCACTTAGCATTACCGTCTTTACCAATAGCGACATCATTGTTAGGTATTGCGGTGTCATCTGATCGTTGGTCGGCTTCCTGCTCTTTTCTGTCTGCGTTTTTGCTGTCCACTCTTGCTTGTGCTCTAGTGGCTGGTGTAGATTCTACTAACTCCCACCCATTATCAACTTTGACAATAGATGCTTCTTTTGGATTAAGTTTTTGCTGCTTGATAGCAGCGCGTGCGGCTGGCTGACTTTTATAGACGCCATCAGGTAGCGCATCTACTTGCTGAGGCGCACTAATTACTTGTTTTTTATTTTGATCCTGAACCTTTTGGTATCTCTCTCTAGCTGCAGCAACTTCGGATACTGTATAGTGTTCTTTCGCAAGCTCTTTAGGATCGACCTTGTAAGTTTCTGGATTAACTGTTTCAGCGCCTAAGAAGTCACCACTTGCCTTTTGGGTAATTCGCTCACCGCTTTGGCTTTGGTAGATAGGCATTCCGTACTCATTCTCTCCAATAAACGCCCAAGGTTCACGACCATATGTCTTGGTAGGTGCATGCCTGCCTGACGGCTTGTTATTTAATTCTACGGACGATGTATCGGAAACTGGTGCCGGAATATTGATAGTAGGGTTTTCATCAGTCAACTGTGTGGCTGCATCTGTCTCTACTGGTGCCGCTGGCGCTTGTTCTGCACGCACAGGCATAGTAAGACCACTAGCGACCTGTGAGTCATTAAGCTGACGACTGATACTAGCTTTGTTTTGCTCTTCCTGCACTGCTTGGTCCGGCTGAATCTGCGCTTCACGTCTTTGACGTACCGCTTCAAGCTGCCCGGTCATCCACTGGTGCAACTGCTTTTGCACACCTTCAGGCAAACTTGCCCAATCTGCCTTTGCGACATTCTGCTCTACCTGACCACCGAACGCATCAGCGATTGCCTTGGCTTTGATAGCGGCTGGCATATTGCTATCCCAGAACCTTGCTAGGTTAAACGGTGTACCATCAGCACCCACAACGGTAGTATCAAACGCTTCATTCTCATAAGGCTGTGCAAGCTCTGCACGCTTGGCAATCTCGGCTTCTGCTTCTGCACGCTCTATATCACGCTTCTGCTTTAATTGCTCAGCGGCTTGGCGTTCGCGCTCCGTCTTAGCGTCTGCTGCGACTTGTGCGATCTCTGCATCAATCTGCGCCTGCTCAGCGCGCCTACTCGCTATATAGTCGTTAATAGTAGCGCCTGTACCAGCAATCACTTGTTGTTGCTCTGCGAACGCGGCATCTTCAACCTTAGCAGCTGCTCGGCTCACGACGCCTGATAACCCTTGTTTGTTCTCACCGCGCTTGTCGTCGTACCATGCTTGCGCGGCTGCTAAAGATTCTTCGACCGGCTTACCAGCGCTGTCATCGTCAATGGCTTCATCGAGCGCTTGCTGCTCTGCGATAAGCTCAGCGATCTGCGCATCTTGCGCGTCAAGCTCTTGCTCGCTAGGTTGACTGTCAACGACTGGTTGTACTGGCGCGGCTGGCGTGCCTTGCGGATTTAATGCAGCATCAAAACCTTGTTCGTCAATCTCAGTTGCACCATCGACTTGACCGTCAAATTCTTGATCGATACTGTTACTTGGGTCAATACGTGGTGCGCGACGTGCCAGCGACGTGCGAGGAATACCGCGACTCTCAGCATCACTTGCCATAGCATTAAGCGCTGATTTGGTCTGCTCTAACTGTGTGATTAGCGCCTGACCTTCTGCTGAGCGTGGCGACACAGCTGTAATTTGCTCTTGTAGCTGCGGTATGGTTGATGCAATATCAGCATAGTTTTGCTGCGCGACTTTGAGTCCGTCTTGCGCTTGTTGTAGTTTTGAATTACGCGTACCGATATAGGTGCCACCGCCCATTAAGCCGCCTAAAATACCGCCCATCAGGACAGCTTCGGTGCTTTGCGCTCTGTCTATTTCTTCTTTGACACCCACATCGACAGCCGCTTGCTGCGCCACTAAGTCGGTATAACCTTCTTGCAAGCCTTCCTCAGCGACGTTTAACCCCACAATGCCAGCGCCAACAGCTGTAGGAATGGCGGCTCCTGCTACCTTGCTTGCATCTGCTTTGACGGCAAGCTTATTGAATACCTTTTGGCCCCATTGACTAACCGCACCACCAGCAGCTCGGTTGGCAGTGAATGAGCCGACGCCTGGCGCCATCATGCTAAGTGCTAGTGTCGCAAGGCCCACATTCTCGCCTGACTCTTCAGCAATTTCACTGATGGTCTGATCGCGTGCTTTCGCGTGCGCCTCATCCTCACTCATGCCAGCTTTGACGTTTTTGTCAAACATGCCTTTGTAGATATCTTGCGAGCGTTCAGCGCTGGCAAGCTGCTCTGACGTTGCATTTTCCAGCTCATCTTTGGTGCTATCGCTACCATCAAGATAAGCTTGTGGGTACATAGACGCGCCAGCCACACCATAAGAAGCGGCTGCCGTTGCTTTGGCGCCTGCGCCTACGGCCTGAACACCTTTAGCAGCTACACCTGCTGCCCCAAAACTAGCAGCAAGCGCTGGCACCTGCTCAACGGCTGATACAGCAAGCTTTTGTGAGAAGTTGCCGTTCTGCTGAATATCGCCATACGCCTGATAGACGTTATTAGATATATCATCTTCATAGCTCTCTAGCGCTTTTGCGCCACGGTCAAAGATACCACCGTCGTCATTGTCGCCCACGTCAGCGGCAAGCTGTAATGGCGCACGTAGTAAGCGTGATGTGCCAGTAGCAAGCGCACCGCCTACGGCTGACACTGTGTCACGCGCTGCATGTGAGGCGGCTTGAACACCTACGGTGTCATTACGGATAGACTCATTGGTGCGGTACTCATTATCAAGCTCGCGCTGCGTTTGCTTAGGCTTGCGTAGCGTACCAATTTTTTGTTGTGCTTCCGCTTTGGCGGCCTGCAGGTCTTTATAGTTTTTATTGAATAGGCTTTCATAAGTCTGATTGTATTTTGGGCTGCCCGGCTTTAAGTGAGGCGCACGCGCTTTTAGCTCTTGCTTGAGTTTGGCCTCAACCTTTGGCTTCCAAGTTTTATTTTCCCACTCGCGCAAGGCTTTGGCTGCCACTTTCTTATCTTCATTCGAGTAGCTTTTATTGGTGGCCACATCAAAACCTTTTGATACCGCACTGCGGCTATCACGAGTTTTGCGCTGCTTCTCAACGGCTGAACTAGCAATGCTGAATAATTTATCGTTTAAGCTCATATTGTCTCTACCAGTCCATGTTGTCGTTTAAGTTGTTCATATAATCAAAGCTTTCTGCGGCTGCTGGATCGATTTTTGGTGGCGTCAATCCACGCGAGTACAGCGCTTGCAGCTTACCAGTTTGCGGTGTTGATGCTCCAACAAACTCCTCTTTGCTTATTGACCTCCAACCAGAATTTGCAGCACCTTTTGGTGCCTGCCGACCGGGCAAGGTTAAGCCGCCTGCGGTCACGCTGCCGCCACTTCTGGCTGCTGGGTTGATGCGATAGACAATCTCTTTTAGATTGCCAAGAGAAGAAGCACCTACCATTGATAGCAGCACCTTATGGCCTAATGCATTTTGATCAGCCTTACCCATATTCTTACGGGCGCGTTCGGGTACAGCACCGATCACCAAATCAAACGCTTCTTGATACAGACCTAAAAACTCTTGCTCGTTTTGCGCTTTGCCCATCTCTTTTAGTTTCGTGCCAGCACGTGCAAACGTCGCAGTCGTTGCGGCATCTGACTTTATTCCAAGACTCTTAACGCCTTTCAAGGCAGTATTAACACCCTTGTCGATATTAGCGTTATAGCTTTTTGTGTTTGTAATGCCTTCGCCCGATTGCGCTTGTGTTGTCTTGCTACCTTTAGCGGCTTTCGGTACGCCTGGTACTGAGCGCTGTACTTGTATAGGGCCTGAGCTGTGCTTTGATAGGTAGTCAGTAAGCGAGGTACCTAGCTGGTCTTTAGGGTTGTATCTGCCGTTGGTTTGCACAAACTTATTCATGCCACCTTTGCCACCAAGATGACCGACGGCAACCAACCCACTAAGCGTCACTGGCACACCGTTAATTACCTTGCCAACCGCGCCAGTAGCTTGTGCTGCTTTTGTCAAATCACTAACGTGCCACTCATTAACTGCACGCTGCTGTGCTGCTGGCAGGTTTTTAAACTGAGTTGCTGTAATTGGCCTTGTTCCTGTGGCGTTAGCGTAGTCTTGCAAACGCGCATCACCCATCTGTATTAAGCCACCAAAATTTCTACCGTCAGTATTGGTACGAAAGGCTGCACTATTACCACTGCTCTCTGTGCCAGTGAGTGAATTGATAATGGATTGAATATCGTCACCACCACCAACAATAGGCGTACCACCTGCATCAAGGTCTGACTGCGCGGTACGAATACCAATGTTGTTTTGAGCATTTACGTTGGATAAATCAACTGCATTGGCGTGCTTGATACCTTCGAGATCGATGGTGTATCCATGTTTGATACCAAGCTCGTCGATGGTATACCCATGCTTGACGCCCATTTCATCAATTTTGTAGATATGATCGCGTTCAGCTTTTATGCCATCAGCACGAACATCGACGCCTTTTTTGGCGGTGTATAAAGATAGCGCGCTTTGATCTTCTTCTTGCTTCTTTTTCTTAGCAGCTGCATAAGCAGCATTGGCGGCTGCAATCTCACTTGCGTTTTCAAGCTTATTAAAGCTTTCTAGCAGGCCGTCTGCGGTAGTTGTGCTAGTGCTCATCAGCTCGCCAGTATCTTTGTCGTAGACGTTTTGATGATAATAAACATTACCTTTTTCGTCTTTACGCTCTACTGGTTTTCCAGTTTCATCGCGCTCAACATCAACCTTGAAAGGAATTTTACTATTACTATTAGTGCCACTGATAATTGCATTAATCGCGCCATTGGTATCACCAACCGACCGACTATACTCATACTGATTGTAAGCCTGCTTATAGCCTCGCTCGTCGTCAATGTCAGCTGCGCCTTGCTGCTCATTTTTCAACTTGATTTGTGCGCTGCTTTTTTCCATGTCAAACTGCTCTTGAGCACGAAGATCTGAAACCTTTTCGCGCCCACGCTGATACTGCTTTTCTTCTTCAGCGGCTTTTTTAGCGTCAAGCTTCTCTTTGTTCGCCAAATAGCTATTGGTCATGCTTAAACCAAATTGAGCCAATCCATCAAGTGCTGACATATTACATACCTCCCATCATTGCAGATAAACCCATACCAGCAATCTGACCAGCCATACCGTAACCAGCTTGTGATTTTTTAGCGTAGTAGTCAGCCTGTCTGTCTCGCGTGGCTGCCATGCTATTCTGCGCTTCGGTAAGGCTGTTTTGTGTACCATTCATTTTGTTTGCGCCCAACGTCATACTATTGTATAAACGCTCCCAACCTACGCTATCAGCGCGGTCGCGCTCTTGTACTCTGGCACCATTAATGCCGCCTGCCAGCGCCATTGCGCGTGACAACGACAACTGCCTGTCCATTGAGTCAGCTCTGCCGCTGTTAGGGTTAACACCCATGCGCTGCATGTTTCTCTTACGAGCATCTTCGGCACCAGCAAACTGCGTATTAATATCGCCTATCGCATTGCTTGTGGCCTCACCGTATCGCGGCTTATTGCTGTCTAGCGCCATAGAAACAAGCGAGTTTTCGATAGGAGTATAAGTGACGTCTGCCTGCTCGAATCTGTCCTTAGCAAAATCTAATTGCTCTTTTTGAATCTGGTAGGACTGGTCGTTCGCCTTCTTCTCATTTTTAGAATTTTTATTGCCTGATATGATGCCCAACGCTATTCCAGCTAAACCGAACATAGCCCACTCCTTATATATGATTCATTGATTTTGATAAATTTTAGACACGAGAAAAACCCAGTCATGTAAACATGGCTAGGTATCTGAGTGTTGTGAGGTGGCAAAGACTGCCAAAGACTTACAAATAAAGCAAAGTAACGCCTTATTAGTATAGCAAACTATCATGCTGGCGGTGGGTGTTGCGCGGTTATTTTTTCATCAATCAACTGCTCAATATCTATCAATAACTGCTCGTTGCTGGCTTGTATTTTTTCATCCATCATTAACCCAGCGTCAAGAAGCAACTGTTCGTTGTTGAGGGTTACAGCTTCAGCGATTGAGGTTAGCAGCTCTAGCCGGACAAGCTTGATATAATCTTCCACTCGCGCTTCAAGAGATTCGACTTCTCCGATAATTGCCCACTTTATATTATCGTCCAACTCTTCTAGGTTGCTATTAACTTCTTTGATAGTGCCAAGCTTGTTCTTTTTATCAAGCCGCTTGGTCTGCTCTTCTGAGGCTAAGCGGCTCTTGTTATCAATACTTTCTTTCTCAAGGCTGGCAAGACTGCTGGTGATATACTGCATCAGTATTATCATGTCGCGGCCCAAGTCTTTAGGTATGGCTGGCGGCCCTTGTCTACTCATTATAAAACCCACCTATATAATCAAGTCTCTCATCGTTTCACCAATAGCAATCTCACGCACTGGTACGTTCGACTCTATTTCTATATAGAAGTCTCGCTTGCCGCTGTGGTTTTTAATACGAAAAGGTTTTGCGTTTTTAACCACACCCTCGTGTATCAAAGCCTCATTGCCATATAAGCGAAAGACAACACGGCTATCCTCATAACTATCTGCAATCACTTGACCTGCCAGCAATCGCCTAGCTGAATCAACATTAAAGACCTTTGATTGCCAAAATAACACCTTGTTACTGCGGTTATCACCATAATCAGGATTGAATGTTTGATGGATATTGACACTCTCACCAAAGGCATTAATCTTATTATTGACCAGTTGAACCAATCCATCGTCCAAAAAGGTGTTTAGCGCATGATCATCAAACCACAACACCCCTTTGTTTGGATTATTCAGGTCGATATAACCACTGCCTTTTTCTGTGCCGTTATCCCAAAAGAACAGATACCCACCTTTGTAGGCGCTGGCATGTATGCTTGATGGGTTGATTTTTTGCCAATCATCAGTGGCAAATACGCCATCAGTTAGCAGTTTGGCGCTATTAGATGACACCAACACAAGACCGTTGTTACTAGCATACATACACCCATGTGCGAGGTTAACCATGCTGCGAGAAGATACGCACCCTTCATATAACGGCAAACTCAGCACACCCATGCTCTCAGGACTAATACCGTTCAGTAATATAGGATTGCCTGACGTGGCAACGACAATCGTATTGTCATAATGACCCATACCCATAATGGTCTGCTGCGAGCTTAATTCATAATAACGAGGCCAAGCATAAAGCAGGTAGGGCTCTGATAGACAGATGTTCTTACCTTGATAAGCATAACCAACACCATAATCAGTAACGCCTAAACCTTTCAGGTTATCTCTAGGCGGGTCGTAGTTTGTGGTTACTATTGGCTCGCCTAGCAATAAAGAGTCTTTTTCAAGTTCATCCATAATTAATAACTGATTGTTGTCATCAACATCGAAAGGCACATCTTTTACAAATAACAGTTGAGCTTGGCCTAACGAGTCAGTTAATGATCGATAAACTCGAATGATTGTCACTGCATACTTGTTTTGCAGCTCATCTACATCACTGGCATCATAGCTAAACGTCAATACTGGCTTGTCGCCTATCTTGATATACAGTATCTCATCATGCACAGTAGGCGCAGATTCGTCACCAAACTTGTTGACATAGGTGAATCCGTAGATTCTAGCTTCCTCGTCACCAGGTACATCTGCAATCGCTTGGGTAAGCGGATCATCAATCATCATTGCTTTTTTTAGATCTTCTGCTGACACGCTTTTTTGTGCTTGTGTCGTAGTGGTAGCAGTAGGGCTAGAAAATAGTTTTGTTTTCGGCTCTAGTTTCAATGCAAACTTTTTTCCAAAAACGGTTATATAAACCACGTTGTCCACTTCCGGTTCTGGCTCTACTTCCGGTTCTGGTTCAGATGCGTCAACAATTTTGGCTGCATACTCTTCTGCTGTAACGATACCCTCGATCTTAATTGCCTCAAACACTGGTGGCGGCATACCTGCTTGATATGCGTTACCGTCAGTTGTAAGACTATTATCACTCGCAACATCCCAATCCATAAACATCAATGGCTTATCTTTATCTTCAGTCGTCCAGTACAATCTAAAAGAGTCATTTACTGGTGAGAAGGTGAAGTTAACAATATCGTTGCTATATTTTTTATAAGTATGACCATTGTGATTAAAGAAAATCGCACTAAGAAAATTATTATCGTTGAGATAGATTGAGCCACTAGCAAGCGTTGCTTTTGTGCTTGGTGACAAAACACCCCTTTCAACAATGACGTTTTTGCAATCTTGTGCGGCATAGTCCGGCAGTTTGGTTGGGTGCAACTGAGGGAACGTGCCAGCAAAGTCGTTAATTCGTATGTGCATTAGGTCACCTTTATTGTTTAGGCCATGCTTGTTGCATCATTCTGATGTCGTTGACGTGTCCGTCAGCTTGTCTTGCCAGCTCTTTAATGTCAAAGACACACTGCTTTGATATGTCTGCGAGGGCAAGGGTGTACTGAGCGTCGGCATCGGCATTGGCTGCGATAAAGGCTGCGGTGTTTTTGTCGATTGTGTCTGACAAGCTGTTGACAACGATGTTATTGCTAGCATAGCTATCAGCCACAAGACGTGTCGCTTTGGTGTTTTCGGATATAGCATTGTGGTACCTCTCGTTATTTAGTCGTGCTATCTCAGCCAGCTTTAAGCTTGTTTCAGCGGTATTGTTGGCTACCTCTAAATCATGAGTCACGCGCATTAATTGCATTTCTTTGGTGGCGTCCTGAAGACACCAGGATGCGATAGCAAGCATCAAGGTCAGCACTACTATCACAACATACTGCCAATATCTGACCAATAAGATAAGATACATGACTAGCTCCATACAAAGGTTATGACTCTTTGGTTGACACCTTGAGGCTGTTATCGTACTTAGGTAGATTGTAGCGATCAGGATATGGTGAAGATGGTACGTTGTTGCTGTATGCAGGCCATACAAATGCGGTAAATCTTGCGATAGGGAATTTCATTAAATTAACCGCATCAGATTGATTACCGCCCAAGCCTACTAAGTATCGACCATCATTAGTGATTCCGACGATAAAAGTCACATGACCACCGCCAGTGCGAGACATAACACCAATACAACCGTAAGCTGGCTTGTTTAACTTAGTACCATAGCTTTCATAAGCGAGCGCACGATACCAATGCTTAGGTACGCTGCGTCCAGCTTCTTTTAAACACTGAGCAATGAATGTCCCACACCAAGGTGTTTCATCATCAGTGAACCAACCGCCCAAGTTTTTGATCCATTGCAAGATGGTTTTGTTATGCTTTGGGCCTTTGATTTCTTTTAGACCTAAATGCTTTAAGCCTTCGATAATCCATGCTGGCGCACTTGTTTGTGCTGGCTTAACTACTGGATTGCTTTTTGCTGGCACGACACCGGCTTTCAATAATAGCTTTCGTACCGCTTTTAGTGAGTTATCGCCAAACACACCGTCAATTTCATCGGTGTAAACGCCAGCGTCCTCTAATAGCGTTTGCGCAGTTATAATATGTTGCTCACTCATACTTATATTCTCCAAAAACAACAAAACCCCAATTAAGGGGTTTTTGGTTAAAGTTTATTATTAATCTACATTCTCAACCACCTTTTCGCCTATCTTGTCAGCAACCTTGGCTGCAAACTTAGGGCTAACCACATCTAGCGCGACCATCAGATAACCTGAGAACGCACCAGCTGGAATTGATATTAAACAAAGCAGTAAAAGGTACGTCAGTCCAAACTTCTTTTGCAAGACTTCCGCGATTGCACTACCTGCTACGATCGCTGTGAAGATTAGAATTACTGATATTTTTAAGTCGTACCCTTTTTTGTTGATACCGTAAATACCGCCAACAAATCCGCCAAACATACCGAATATTACCTGTGGAGTGAATGAGGTGATAACCTCTGATGCTAAGCTCATTACGCCTCCTTAGTAGTGACTCGCTCTTTTAAGATCGCTCGCTTGATGATTTTATTGCCTGTGAAAAACATGGCGGCTGCCCATATGCTAAAGATGACTGTTGCCGGTGTTATCATGCCGTGTTGTGCTGCATAGTAAGCGCCTGTGATCACACCCCACGCCAATGATGATGCTATCTGACAAAGTCCACTTGCTTTGACGGCTCTTAGTGATGGCACTAGCATTGCTATTACTTGTAGGACACCTAAAACGAAAAATCCTACAAACCACCAAATAGATACTGAGTCAAAAACCCTATAGCTGGGCATTGCTAATCCACCCGTATCAAAAGCCTTGTTGTAGATGAAAACAAGGCTAAAGCTCAGTATAAATAGCGCATTGACAGCCTCAGCAAACGTAATGCTGATAGCCAAGTATCGTTTAAATTTAGCAAGTATCTTGCTTGTTTTTCTGGCAGATTCCGATTTACATAGCCATTTATTGAATAAAAACATCCTCAACAGTGTTTGTTTGATGTCCATAAGAACCCTCAAATTTTAGATAATAAAAAACCCCAATTAAGGGGTTTGGTTTAATAACTCTGCATTAACAATCAACACAGATACTTACAATATGGTTATAATGCTGACACTACTATATTCAACAAAGTTCAGCTTATGAAATTTAGAAAAGATATCAACGGCCTTAGGGCTTTCGCCGTCATTGCCGTCGTACTATTTCATTTTAACGCTGCATTGTCGCCTGGTGGCTTTGCGGGCGTCGATGTGTTTTTTGTCATCTCAGGTTTTTTGATGACAGGTATAATCTTCCGAGGTATCGAGCAAGATAACTTTTCTATTATAAAATTCTATATAGCTCGTGCTAATCGGATCATTCCAGCTTTAGCATTGCTTTGCTTCGTTTTGCTCATATGGGGCTGGTATTATCTCACTCCCTCAGATTACAAGATTCTAGGTAAACACTCTATTAGTAGCGTTAGTTTTTTATCAAACTTCGTGTATTTTATGGAGTCCGGTTATTTTGACGCGGACTCTCATAAAAAATGGCTTCTGCATACGTGGTCACTATCAGTCGAGTGGCAATTTTATATCATATACCCGCTGGTACTGATTGTGCTGCGAAAATTTATGTCTCTCAATGCCCTGAAAGTGGCTGTAGTCCTTGCTACAGTCTTTGGGTTTTTGTTTTCAGCTTGGGCTACGTACCAATACCCAAGTGCTTCATATTACCTATTCCCAACTCGCGCGTGGGAGATGACCATGGGTGGCGTTGCTTATCTTTATCCTTTGACAATGTCAGACACTAGAAAGAAAGCAGCTGAATGGTTAGGGATCGCACTAATTATTGGTTCTTATGCATTAATCTCAGCAGAAAACTTGTGGCCGGGCTATTTGGCTATATTCCCAGTTCTAGGTTCATTTTTAATTATTCAAGCTCAACGTAATGAAAGCATTATCACGGGTAATATTGTATTCCAAAAGCTTGGCTCCTGGTCTTACTCTATATATCTTTGGCATTGGCCATTAGTTGTCGCAATATATTACTTTGAGCTGCCCGAAATTTATGTCTATCTCGGTTTAGCCTTATCTATATTGCTAGGATTTTTAAGCTATAAATATATTGAGCGTAGTAAGTTTATCTCTAGTTATAACTATTTAAACTACAAAAAAATATTTGCCGCCACAGTTGTAGTTTCGGCAACCGGATTGGCACTTGCAAATCAGTATCCTTATAAACTTGGTTTAGTACCAAATAGCGTACTACAAAGCATGAAAAGAGGTGATTACGAATGCTTTGATAAACCTGGACAACATCAAAAAGATAGTGAGTTTTGTACAATATCCAGTGGTAGTAAGAAAATTTTTGCCTATGGTGATAGTCATTCATATTCTAGTTTGCCAGCAATTGAAAGTATTGCAAAAGATAATGACCTAGAGTTTACATACACAGGCTATAGCGGATGTGTCCCCTTTTTAAATGTATATCCTGATCGACAAGACCAAGTCGATAAAGACTGTCACGCGCTAAATGACAAAGTTGTAGACTATATTAAAAACAACAATGTGGATTATCTTGTGTTAGCGTCGCGCTGGACATACTATACAGCTGGAGATTATGACGGCGGTGACATGCAGTATATCCGCAGCAATGCAGACCATCCAAGTAATCAAGAAACATCATTAGAAGCCTTCAAAAAAGGTTTGCAGGATACGTTTGCAGAGTACGCAAAAACAGATACAAAAGTAATTGTAATACTACAAGTACCTTTGCAAAAAACGACACCCGACCAAATTTTTTATAACTCATTGATTAATGATCGTTTAACAAGCGGGGAAATCAGCAATAAATCAATACCTCTTAAGCAAAATAATGATTTTCAGGCAACTACAAATGCCATGATTATCGAAGAAGCTAAGAAGTATAAAAATATAACCGTTGTAGACCCAACTTCGACGATGTGCGGTAGATTAAACTGCCCCGTAGGTAATGAGATTGTCTCGTACTACTTTGATGACGATCATTTATCAGTCGATGGCAGTTTAAAGTTAAAGGATTTAATCGAAAGTAATATTTTCGATCGAAAATAATATATAAAGATTTTTGGGTGTATGATTAATCAATATACTTTGCTGCTGCTCTAACAGACAGAGCTTTCATTGTAGCTTCACTTGTATTGACCATACACCACGCCTCGGCAACATCGCCCCAAAGTGGGTTTTGATAAGCTAATGCTGCTGCACCTGAGCGTGTACGCCCAATGTTAAGTTTTAGGTTGTCAGTGATAGCAGTGGGTGTAACCGTGGTATCTGATACTGACACGGTTCCGTTTACATACACTTCCAACTTGCTTGCAGTCAATAGCGTCGAGTTTGTGCGCCATTTTGTTAAATCAGGCGATGTTGTTTTGGTAATTGCGGTCGCACTACCTGCATACCCGTATAGCGAGTCATACCACAAATTCGGCATATCAGATGTTGTTGCCCGTGTTTGAGATATTGATAGTATTTTTTTACTTAAGGCTTCTGCTGACGTAGCACTATTGCTAAAGTCTGCCAATTCTGCGACACCACCCACAGAAGTTGTCGAACCATAATCGCTAGCAGACGCTAGCACTGGTACTTTTGAGATAACGCATAAGCCAGTCGATGTTACGTTGTTAGCAACCCCTTTACTGACAAGCGCATTACTTGAGTTAAAGTATCCTTTAAACTCAATAACAGAGTGGTTGTAACGAGTGTCATTATAGTTAAGCAGCCCTGCACCACCAATGATAGCGTCCAAGTCACCCGCATCACCAAACAAGCTGTATAGCTTATTAGGTGCTCCTGATAGCAGACGGATGCCCCAATCTGCTGACGTAGCACTAAAGACCTCACTCTGGCTGATGCCTTGCGTTTGCACAAACGTCATTGCGTCCCGAACCGCTTGCTCATTAACAATCATACCACCATCAGCTAAAACCCTATCTCTGTAAGCTGCGTAGTCTAGCGACTCAACATTATTATTTAATGCGTTACCTGATTTTAAAATAAGTGCTGCCATTTGTTATGCTCCTGCAATTAATGTATTAAGCGATATGATTGTGTAGTCAAGATTAACTAAGCCGTCAGCTTCCCAAATTATTAACTTGTGACTTGCACTGATGCTCTCAATGCACGTATAGCCCACAGGTTGATTTAGCGCCTCCGGCAACATGTGGGTTCGCCAGTTAACACCGCCATCATAGCTTGTATGTATTAGCAACGTAGTGCGTGACTCAGTTAGACAAGTTGATAAAATAAATTTAGCAGCTGAAAAATCATAGAGGTTGTCCCCTTGGATAAGCCCACTCATAATCTTTTCATCAGTCAGGGATTTGTTAACCTCGACTGTGCGGTACTCTTTTGTCTTGTCTGAGTGTCTTGCGATAATTTTGGCGGGTGTCTTGTTCTGCAAACGAATTGCGAACAGCATATCGCCGTTTAAATCTTCGGCTATTTGCACTTCATTGCCCGTACCGTATGGCGCTTCCTCACCACGCAACCAAGTTAAACCCCCGTCATCGGAGTAGATATAAGTTGCTCTAAAATCAGACACAGTATAGTTAACGCCGCTCGTCCAGACTGGAAAAACAATACGCCCTACGTGCTGCCCAAAGCGTTTTTCTAGCCCTTGCGAGCACGGTAACATGCCATTAGTGAAACCGCCCTTTACGTAAGATATGTCTTCGGGTGCGCTCCAAGTAACACCGTCGTCGTCTGAGTAGCGAGTGATTAGCTTATGCTCAAAGTTTTTTTGACGCTCAACATACATGCAGATGATGCGGCCGCTAGCTAACTTTAGACCGCAGCCGTACATAAATGTCCACAGTTTGTCAGCCACATCTATATAGCCATCACCTAAAGACTGATGATTTGATAATGTAGGCGCAAGCGTAACAGGGTCAATATTAAGAGTTACAACGCCTTGGCTGATAGTTCCGTAGTCGTCAAATGACTCGCGAGCTTCGTAAAATAACAAGTATTTTGTTTTACCGATACGTGTGATAGTAGGTATGCGAATAACCCCAACAGGATGCGTAAACAAACCAAGGGCGTCAACTTGCGTGGCTGTTAGTAGTGATCCGACGTCTTTGTAGCTATCAATAGTTTCTGCAAGTGTATAATCAGCATACTTACCCGCTAAATACTTTGCATCTAGTGCGCTATCAGTAGAGTTAGTCCCTGATTTAAGCTCTCTAATAGCTTGAGATATATTTCCTGTGCCGACCGCGTGTATATCTCCGTCCAAAGTCTGTTTAAAAGTTAATGTATTATTACTATCTCTTATTTCAGCAATAGTCTCAGACTCTTCGAGCGCTATAAGGGTATTAGTAGCTGAATTATCAAGAGCTGTTTTTAAGTCATCGTCAATGCCATGAAACCAATGTTTACCATCTATATCTGTGCGCATCAATGATATGCCGTTAGCATCTTTTACATTAACGATGTTTTCGGTATCAGTATCGTCAATTTCAATTTTAGCATCCGTATAACCCTTACTTAGCGTTAACGGATCATAAGGTGACTTAGTGAATACAGTGCCATCGTAAGCATAAGTACCGTTTTTTGTGAGGTCTGGATCGTTAGTGACATCAATGCTTGAGTTGGCAGGTAACTTAAGAGGGTCTTCTGCAGGTAATGCCGCCGCTGCTTCCATTTTTGCGTATGCGGTATAAGCAAACTTACCGCCACCATTGGCGTTGATTTGGTTTTGAAGCTCTACGTTTTTAGCTTCCAACTGGTTTTTATTTAAAAGAACCTTCTCATCAAGAGTTGTTATTTCGCTACTCACGCCAGCAATATCGGTATTTATCTTCTGTTCCAGCTGGGTTGTTTTTGTATTTGTTGATTGAGTAAGCTCATAGACCTGTCCGCTCAATTCCTCACTAATATCCGAAAGCCCTTCGTTGATAATAGTGTTTTGAGTATTAGTGGTTTCAGTCAATTCTTGCTTAAGCTGATTAGCTTGGGTTGCTGTAAATATCAGGCTGGACAAGTCTGTCTGATTTACAAAATCACCTTTTATATCACCCCAATTCACCTCATCAACCGGATAACTCTCGCGTGGTGGGAAAGCTGTATATAAGGGTAGGTCAGACAAAAAGCAGTCATTTTTAGGCATGTCAAAGTATGCACTAAGCACAACCTTACCTTGGCTTAATAGCTGTATCTCATAGATACTACCAAGTGTGGTTGGTGGCAAGTTAACAATTAAGCCAGATGCATCAATCTCTGCGGTAAATTCAAACGGCACCACGCGAATATGGACATCATCAACATCAACATATACATTTTTTACTGTCACCTCATCAACTGGCAAGGTGATACCAAGACGTATAACATCTATTGCTAATGAAAATACACCGTTTAAATTTTCTTGGCTATCAGGCATGTCAGTGTCCTCTACATAAAGTTAGGTGGAATAGAATAATCTTTCTTTGTTTTGTTAAAGCTGTTGTCTAAATTGGTTCTTGCGTCTTTAACCGCTTGATCGTAGATCGTTGAATGGTACTCAACCATATTCGGATTAGACCAATCCTTACCAGGCATTGCCTGCAATGACGCCATCGTGCCAGCCAGTATTGCTTCGTAATAGCGATCAAAGATAAACATCGGACACTCAAGGCTTGATTGCGTCACGGATAGAGACACCTGCATACCCTCTAGTGTTTCATTCTCAATATCACTATCACGCATGCCTGATAAGTTGATGATGTTCGGATGCTCAAAATAAGCATGCTTTTCAAAGCATGGCTTACAATCGTTAGTCCATAACTTGCAGATAAAACTGTCACGAGGGATAGAGACAGCGCGCACAGCCAACCTTGATGTAGCAACTCTTGGGCTGTATACCCATATCTTAGTGCGCTGTAAAAAATCTTTAACCACTGACCGCACAGCGTGCACCACAATCACACGAGGTACGTTCGCTGCACTACCTGCACTGCTGGCAAGTCGGACGTTGATGCCATCGAGCCAATCGTCATATTGAGCCATATCCATAATCAGTTACTCGTTTTGCGCGCTGGTGATAGTCGCTCATCGTTTAAATCTTGAACGCCTAGCAACTGCGTCGCTATGGTTAAGTGTTCGGTACCGCTACTGCCGTTGGTGCTATCACCTGATAGCAATATGTATAGCATCAGCTCTTGGATAGGTTGTGAGTACATATCATCGACTGGTAGCGCTTCATCAAAGTTCTCAGGCGTGACAAGCTTAGGGTGTGCGCTGTACTCAATCTCAAGCTTTAGATTTGATGATACTGTTGGATAGATAAAAAACTGCTTAGGCACGCGAGCATCAAACATATACTCTTTGACATGCGTGCCAGCGGCCTGCATCCAGTCATGGCTCATACTGTCCATATCTTCTTTTTGTACCAGTCGCGGAATCTGCCCTCTTTGACCGCTTTCACGTATGTTGCTAATCACACGAATAAGGCGCACACCATCGGCAGGTATGATCTGCCGCGCACCACGCTGGATATTAACTGTCGCATACTTAGCAGTAGCATCTGGACGTAACAAGGTTAGCGTGCGTAGTGCTTGATTGAGCGCGTCAATCAATTCAGGCTCTTGAAAAGTCTCACCTTCTGGATCATTAAGCTGGGTTCGTTGCAAACCTATCACTACACTACGGCTACTAATCATGGTCTGTCCTTATTTGTCTTTCTTGGCTTGCTCGCTTGCAGCAAGCTCTTCTTGTTGCATGGCGACACCAATTTTGCGTAACAGCTCGTTCATGTTGTCGCCTTTAGCTTCTTTGACATCAAGGCTGGCGGCTTTTTCACGAATCTTTGCGGTGTGTGAGGGCGTCAGACCTAGCACTTCTTTGGCCCATGCTTTGATCGTTTCGTTTTCAGCGGTATCAAAATTGATAGACAGAATGTCATCAAACTTATTTAAGAACGCATCTTCGGTTAAGTTGTTGCCGCTGGTGACTTCAATCTTGTCGATGTTGGCGTTATCTTCATCATAGAGACGATAGGATTCAGGAATACCAAGAAAGCGCTGAGCGTGTTCTGAGTTAGCCACATTACAGACGTGCGGTGAGTTGCTATCTTCTGGGTTGATAGGCTTGAATTTATAAACAGTCTGCTTTGCAGCGTTATGACCAAACGCGACAGTGGTGCCACCTTTGCGACGTAAGATACACTGAATGGTTAACCCTTTTTTATTACCAACAGTGGTTGCCTCCGCAACTGATAGCGCAGCGGATTGCAATTTATCTTGTGATAGATTTTTGGATTCAGATTCAGCAAGCTTTTTTTTCAGCTCTTCGATCAAATCAGCTTGCGCCTTAATAGCTTCTGCATCTTTGCTGGCTTGCTCAACCGCTGCATCAGCTTCTTTTTTGGTAGCGGCTGCTTTATCTTCATCAGCTTTGGTTGTGCTCGTTTTAGTATCAGCCATGATGTAGGCTCCTTTTGTTTATAAATGAATAGAAACGAGAAAGCCCACAACGACTGGCGCTATGGGCTTTATTGCTGTTTATCTCGACCTTACTGTTTATTCGGTGTTATTGGCGTGTCGGTAGTGCGGTGTCACATGAATAAACGCACCTTGAGGAATCGTGCCAGCTGCTTTTAACTTAATGGCAATTGTCACCGGATCTTCATTTACTTTAGCGAGTCGGCCTTCGATGACGTTATCGCTGATCTTAAACCACTTTTGTGCAGCCATATTGCCATCTGCAATCCACTTGGCAGCAATATCTGACTCGTCTGCGTTCATAACACCAACATCAGCAATGATGCCAGCGCCTAGCGCACTACATACGACCTCAATACCCATGATTGAAGCGCGTGGAGGTAGCTTGCACATCATAATAAAATCACCATTAGCAACCGTGGTTGCCGCGGTGAAGTCGTAAGTAATAGTAGGGAAGTTACCAACACCACTAATCATCGAGCTTTGCACCTGCGCATTATGCAGGTATCGTTCTGACTGAAGCTTAGCCATAGTCCTGTGTCCTTATATAAAGATACTGTGTAAAAAGAGGGGTAATAAATCAGTAGGCTGGCACGACCAACCTACCAATCAGCTAATCGCTCGTATTAGGTGCGAGATTTAGATACTGCGGTATAGGCTGCCATAGAATTGACAACCTTGCCGTCAAACGCTGGTAGCTTGGTGCCGTAAACCATACCAGCACTGATGCCGACTTGGTTGCCGTAATCTTTTTCTTTCTCTTCCCAATTGGCGCGTAGGTTTTTATCGCTCGCGCTACCAAAGGCGACCACAGCAGCCTGACGGCCCATGAATACGCCTGTATGCGCTTTGATGTTATTACCAGCACCAAAATCATTGTAAGTAACAACACTGTTCACTTCTTTGATGTGAACCTTGTTGTACTCGCCAGCACTGCCTTTAAAGATATGGTTTTGATAACCGTTAGAAGCAGCTGCTGCCTTTTGAATATCCAACCAACCACCAGTGCCAGTGTCTTTGCGCAAGTCATGAATTTGCTCAGGTGATAGCGTCAGCATGTAATACTCTTCTGCCGACTCTTCTAACGGCTCCATACGGAACTCACCATCAGCCTTACCGCCACGTTTGGCGTTAAGTACAAGCTCGTCGATTAGATCAAGAGTCATGGTGTCGCTTGCAGTCAGACTGGCCTTAGAGGTCGCTGAACCGCCATAGACGATACTATCTTCATCATACTGTGTGTATTCTGACGCGCCTCGGATTGGTGCTGTAGCGCCCATACCGATATACAAATCTTTGGCGTGACCACGACCACCGCCCAATGTTGTCATTACAACATCATCAAAGTGGCTGGCGTGCCAGCGCTCAAGCTTGACCTTGGCAATGGCGCGTAGATCATTGATGGTACGCTTTTGGTTCATCTTGCCACCAGGCGTCACACCGTGACGAACTTGGTTGATTTTAATCTCATCCGTGAAAGAGGTTAAATCTTCCTCGTTGCCTTCGAGTACGTCATCGCCATAAGTACCGCGACCTTTTAGCTGGACAAACATATCGAACGATACGAGATCACCAGCGCCCTGCTCCAAGTCGGTAATAACACCGATTGGCGCGTTTGCCATTGATCCAGCCTTACCGACCAGTTTGGTTGAGGCCATCAGCTTGCTGCCATAAAAAGACTTAGCAACAGCTGAGCCGAATAACGCGCCTGCCCATTTTTTAACCGCTTGTTGGTCGTTAATCTTGGATTGTGCCATGATATTAGTCTCCTTTATTTAGACTATTTTTGGTATCACAGCACGTATGCGCTCGTTCACCTGTGGGGAAATTTATATCGCTATCTTGATCGGTTACGAGCTTAACCCTTGTTGCACGACCACTCTTACTCTCAATGGTTATGGTGCAAGGGCCAGTGACCTCGATAACATCGCCTATGCTGCAATCTCGATAGCGTATCTTACTCATAAGTTAGTATTAACCTGTGATATTGGTTTAAGAGTTTAGGTATTCAGCTTCTTGCTCAGGCGTCATGTCTGCCAATGCACGCTCAAGCGCTGGACCGTCAAGCTTATCTAAGTGTGCAAACTTACTACCCTCATTGCTGTTAGCAACGACTGCTGGCATGTTTGAGATACTAGGCATTACACCGTGTTCTTCTTTTTGCTTTGGCGCAGGCTTGTCAGTCTCAGTCGCATCAGGCAAGGTCATATAAGATGAGACTGCCATGCGTGCCTTACCTAGCATTTCTGCATAAGTGGTGCCCGGTGCTACGTTTGCAGCAATCACGCGTAGCTGTGTATCTAGCGCGGCATGTTCAGGGCTGCCTTCGGCAAACACTTTGTTTTCAGGCTTGCTCATAAAGTCAGTGACCGCTGATGCAAACTTTTGCATTTCTTGTTCTTGCTGGCTTGATGTGCGCTCGGCAATCTCATCTTCTTTGGCGACCAGCTCGGACTCGCGTGCTTCAATGCGTTTTAAATCGCGCTCAATGCGAACCTTGGCGGCATTGTAGGCACCGTCTAAGATGTCACCGTTATCGTATTGCTCACCCAATGCGACAAGCTCTGCGTGCTTAGCGTCAAACTCTGCATCAATAGCGGTGCGCTTATCTGCTACCGTCGAGGCTTCTTGTGCAAAGTCATCCTGATCAGTAGTATCAGCATCATCAGCGCTGTCAGTCGCAGCGTCGTCGGCTGCATCGTCGTCGCCAGCATCGCTATCGTCAGTAGTATCGGCTTCGTTATCTTCATCTTGATCATCGTCGCCCTCATCGCCTTCATTGTAATCATCACCATCGGGGCTATTGATAGCATCAATCTCAGCTTGGGTTAAACCGTCGTAGCTCAGACCAAAATCTTCATCAAGATCATCGTCATTGTCTTGTAAGTTGTCTAGGTCTGTAGTATCGATGTCAAAATCGTCGTCGTGCGTGTCTACTGTCATGTCAATTATCCTTATGGATTAGGTTGTTCGGTTGATTGTTGCTGCATTAACGCTTGTTCCATCATTGCGGCTTCTTCAGGCGTCATGTTTGAAAAATCTATCTCACCTTCTGCTGGTACTGGCTGTTCGGGCTGTGGCATTGGTGGTTGCTGCTCAGGCGGTGCTGGCATGTCAACCTGCATAGGTACTGGTGCTTGCTCTACTGGTTGCCCTTGCACTGGTTGTATGCTGTTTGGCACAGTGCCATTCATAATGTTATCCATGTTGCTAATAAGATCATCAGCAATAGTAGTAAGTTGGGCATTTTCGACAACCACGCCAGCGGCTTCAAGGTATTTAACCATTGCTTCCGCTTGAGCACGTCGAGCATTGGCTTTCTCACGCTCGCCTTCACGGTTGTATTGGTTGGCACGCGAGTTGTCGAGGTTGATGTCTGACTTCTTCTTGTCAATTTCGAGCTGCTGCAACAACTCTTGCATCGCCTGTTGTTTCGCTTGCTCTTGCGCTTGTGATTCCTCACGAGCTTTCTTCGCATCTTCGTTTTCATCAATTGGTGGTAGTCCTGTGGCTTCGCGCAATCGACTTGATAAGCGCTCTTTGTTTGGCAGGTCTTGCAAGTCAATCGCCATTTCAATGAAGGCAATCGCTAGGGCTGGATCACCAGTGGCTTGCGTGATTTGTCCTGATACGTTTAGCAGCTGCTCAGACAGCGCTTGACGCATCGTCTGTCTATAATCACGTTCAGCAACCACAAAGTCAGCCTGCGTATTAGTGATACTTGTCTCAGGCGTGCTGTTGAGTACAACAAAGTCTTTTTCACCGGGGTTCTTAACATCGCTTGTGACACGGAACTGCATTTCACGGTCAATGTATTGCTCACACAAAGACAAGACAATCTCACCCTCAAGCTGATGGGCTAATTGATGGTTATCAATGATAGGCGTGGTAATGACTGTGCCCTGCTCTTGTAGCGACTGGATAGCGATACCGGACATAGCATTGCTATTCATACCACGGTTCTCACTGGTCACACCGCTGATCTGCTTTAGATATGCGCTGTCCATTTCAGCAAACTGCACATGAGGGCCTGCCAGCGATTGATTATCTCTTACTTCAAACTGCTTACCGCGTTTAACCTCAATCCAACCATTGACCTTGGCAACTTCTTTTAAAGCCTTGTCTTTATCGTCTACTGCGCCCTCTTCGGCAATCACCTGACGTGTTGCCATGAGATAAAGCGCTTGGTTACGACGTGCGTTCAAATCCGACTGAGGATCAACAATCTGACGGACCACGCCATAAGGCGACTTGGTTGTCTTATCAATGAAGGCTAGACGACGCACAAACGGATAGCGATTATGCTTATATATCGACTTACCATTGAACAATACCGTTGTATTGGTATAGATAGCCATGTGCATCTGTTCGCGCACCGTAGTGCGCTTGTTTGCGCCATTCTCTAGCGCTGCTAGGTGTGCTTGATCATTGCTGTCAAATATCTGACCAGTGAGGCCACCAGCTTTAGCGAGCAATTCCACACGCTCGGTTTTGCGATACCACATTTCCCATACACGTACAGCGCGACGTGTTGATGAGTAGTGACCGCCAGTGATGCTCATACTGCCTGAGCGCACAACATTGACGCTTGCATCATTGCAATCGCCAGACCATCGAGTGCTACGACCTGCACCGTACAAGTCGTTACCCTCATCACCCACTTGATCAAAGCGTAAATCTTCCTCTAACTCTTCATGCTCGCCAGCGTCACGCGCAATCTCTGCCTCTTTGCCGGGGAACCATTGTTGCAGTGTCTCCATTTCGACAATCTTTGATGACCATAGATAAGGGCAATCTGACATATCCGCTTTGACTGAGCTTCCAGCCGCCAGCATGTTCTGCCAATTCTCATAGTTAAGCTTAATCATAAGCTCACCATCTTCATTAGGTTCTACGCTAATACGTGTCCAACCTTCGCCAGTCTTGACGCAATCCTCAAACGCACTGCTGCGCTGCCATTTAGCCTTATTGATATCGTCGATGTACTTTATAAGCTTAGTCTTAAGGTGTGCTGGCTCGACATCATCTTGTGTGCGTGGTAGCACGTTCCAGTCTGAGCGTGCACGTCTTTCACTACCGATAATCCAATCAACGGCTGGCTTGATCTCGTTATACGTGCGCGGCTTTTGGTTGCGCTCAAAATACACCTGCTTCTCTTCATCAGTATGTTGATGACCGTCGTAAAACTTTTCATCGCGTGCGCGTAGTGCTCGGCCTTCTGCCTGACGCTCGCGCTCGTACTCATACATATCATGCGCCCACACAAGAAACTTGCCGTCTGCCGTGGTCTTAAAATCTGGGCTTAGCTCGTGGGTGCCTGTTTTGTTCATGAGTTGGCAATATCCATTAGTCCGTGGGTAAACTTGTGCTCACCCTCAAAATATTTATCAAGCGCCTTACGGTTTAAATCTTCGCCTTCGGGCTTGTGCATGACTAACTGATCTATGTTTTCAAGCAAAGCATCCATGACGACGTGACGTTCGCGGTCTGTTGCGTGTCCATTCCATAAGAAGTCAGCACAATCAACAGCGGTCTGAGCGAGGAATAAACCATCATCATTAAGCAGCTTGTAAGCTTCATTGCGCTGTATAGCGACATATGACTTGCCATAACTAAACGCACGACGTGCCAGCACCAATGCAGCATCATTAGCGACTTCGCCTGTTGCTTCGTTTTCATAGAACACGTTTGAGGTGAAGGCAAGTAGGCCGTAGCCTTTGCGTACTACTGCTGGGGCTGGCACGCCATATCGTATCGTTAGTGACATTGCTTATCCTTTAATTGCTGAATCAGTCGCTTAGCTTCCGCATTACCGTTGTTAGCGCGGTCTTGTAGCGTCTTGTGGCTGTAAGCTTGTAGCTCTTTAGTCACATGACCACCAAGCGCTCTACCGTACAGCCTGCTGTTGGTTATCTTGTAATGCGACATGCTAATAACTCCCACAAAAAAGCCACCTTCGATGAGGTGGCTTTTGGTGTTTGGTTGTTTGTTATGCGTCGCCTTTAACTAGCCATCGCGTTATTGATACGCATATTCAATATTTCACGATAGGCTTTCATAAGCTCACACTGATCTTTCATCGCTTCCCACTGATAGTCAGAAACAAACGTGGGCTGCGGCTTGGACAGGAAGGTGATCAGCTTTGTTGTATTAGAATCCAAGTATGCAAACTCTTTGCGCATACGACCCAAGTAATTATCATGAGCGCTGGCAAGCTCGGCACGATAACGATCATTAGCGAGCAAGTAACCTTCTAGCGGCCATAATGCGTTTACCGCTTTCTTGCGTGCAATCTCTTGACCTAACTCTTCGTTAAAATTATCTGGATCAATACAAGCTGATTCACCAGTGACTTGAAAACCACACGGCAATGTGATTGTGCAATGCGTCAACGTGCCAGCCAAGTGATTGTATTCAGTGTAACCGCTATCAGCCAATGCAGTTAGCGCTTCGAGTGTTACTTTATTCGGTAGCTCTGACATATCTTTATCCTTTAAATAACCGTTGTAGTATTGCTGGCGGTGCTTCCACCATATCGGGGCTTCGTCTCAGCAAATCTAAGCATCATCACGCCATAGCGCGTGGCATCCATCAAGTCGTCATACAACTTCTTAATCTTGCCCTTGTCTCGATGATAGGTCCGTCGTTCGTCCTGCCACTCAGTACAATCACGGAAGACAAACAGTCTGCCTGTCTCCATGCGCTGTAGTATTTCCATCAAGCCAGCTTCGACGCCATTGGTGCCGTCATCATGCGTGGCGTTCTCATCGAGCATGTTCACGCCTTCATCGCGGTACTGCTCTGCGAGTGTTAAACCACTGCCCTTATCGTGCTGATAACCATCATGCGGCCAAGCAACTGGCTGCCATGATCCATTATCGTTAAAGTGTGGCGCGTGTTCGCGTGGTGTTCTCTCGCGTGCTGCATACTCGTTTGTGACATAAACAATGTCGTTGTCGCGGTCCCATGCCAGCGTGACGCATGTTGTTGGGTGATCCCAACCAAAATCCATACCCTTGATTTGAGGCCAATGCGCTGGTATGTCGAAACGATCAATGATGATCAAGTCTTCATCAATCGGATAAATCAGACCACTGCCTGCGTATGGGATACCCTGCATACGCGCTTTGTGCTCGTGCTTGGGGAATAACGCTAAGTAATTGGCCTTGTCGTCCTCGCTTAAATGCGGTGCGTCGTCCCATGTTGCGCGAGTAACACTGTTAATACCTTCATCGGCTTTCTCAATAAAGCCTTTGACCATCGGTGTTACGCCCATCAGTGGCGTAAACGTGATGTAAATCAGACCGCGTGTCGTCGCTGTACGTGTTAAACACTCAGTGTAAACTTCTTCAGGCGGCTCTTCATCCAAGTGGATGTAGTGCATTGCCGTACCTTCAAAGCTTCCTCGGCCTTGTTGGTACGACTTGAGGCCAATGTATGACCAACCACCGCTGGCATGTTTGACCTTAACCGTATCGATTAGGTCAGCGACGCCAGACTTCCACCTGATAGACTTTTGATCAATCAGGTGAATCGGTATGATGCCACTACCATCTATGGTCTTTTTCTTACCACCATCTTTGTAGATGACGTTACCGAACAACTCCGCTTGTAGAATGTCGCGTGTTGTCTCGTTGGTCTTGCCAGCAATCCAACCTTTCGTTGGATGATCAAAGCGCTTGCCGTCCCACCAATCCGGATAAAGGCCAGTCGCGTGCAAGGTATCTTCATACGTGCCAGCAATCGTCTTACCAACACGGTTACCAGCCATGAATAGGCGTGAACCGTAGAACGCACCGTCTTTAAAGAAGGATAAGTGCTTGGTATAACCATGCCTAGCGAACGGCCCATCATCAGGGAATAACTGGTGTAGCTTGTACTTCTTACGCTTCTCACGCTCTTTGATGATCTTAATGAGCGCAATTTTTTGCTTAAACGTCAGTCTAGGCAGGTGTTTTCTAAGAGTCTCCGCTGAGCAAGTCAATAAGATAGTTGTCAAGCTCATCGTCAGTCATCTCTTCTACGTTGCGTTTCTCTCCTGAAGTATCACGCTGCTGTTTCTCAAGGTCTTTTTGTTTCTGTTCAAGCTCAACAACACTTATACGCTGTCTGACTAATTGCAGCTCAAGCTTAGCGATCAAATTGATTAGCCGGTTCTCTTCGTTCGCCCAATCACGAGCGCGATACACACGAGTACGCTTTAGTGGCTCAGATTCCTGACCACTATAATCATCTTCATCAGGGTCGTAGTATTCACCGCAGCGCTCGGCATCGCGTGCGCGTGCCTTCTTGACTGTCTCTTCATCTTCCTCATCAGCCAGTGTCTCGTCTTTGATCTCATCAAGCTGTGGCGTATCGCCTTGTATATGTCGATGTTTGAGACAATTCGCTAACTGTATGCGTGCAATCGCAAGCTCGCGACTGACATCACCTTGCATGGCTTGAGCTTCATCTAGCTGCTCATCGGTAAAGATGCGGCTATACATGCCATGTTTAAGACTATTCTTATTACCCTTGGGCGCACCAGGGGATAGACCGCCATGCAAACGGCATCGTTTCTTGCCGTTGATCGGTCTGTTTTGGCAAGGCTTGCCTGAGCGAGTCTTAGCACCGCAAATAGTTTTATCTGCCATGCTGACTCCTGAGCGTTACCTCGCATGTAAAAAAGGCTCACAACAAGCAGATACTTATGAGCCAAAAGGACATAAAAAAAGCCCACACCAATTAAGGTATGAGCTTTTTAGAATATAGTTAGAGTGCGGCTAGGCGTGGCAGTTGCTATACACAACCTGTTATCCACTAACCTATCCGTTCACGATATCACAAACTTACCCTATGCCGTAGCAAAAATCAAGGTTTTTTAATCGTGAAACATGAATTAACGCAATAACACTTGATGTTTGCTTGCATGGGGTTGTTTTGCTGGCGCGTTGGTGGGCTGAAGGAGTTTATTAAGTGACACATAAAGAAAAACCCCACGTTTGACCGTGGGGTTTTAGGAAGCCACCTATGCGGTGGTGAAAAGTAAGTTTTCTCTTGTAATAGCATTTTCTAAGCCAGCTATGCGCTGGAATACTCACTATACATCATTCAATAAAGAATTTACATGAAATGATTATTATCTTTAATAAATTTTTCACCTATTTCATAATCTTTTTGCAAGATATGATCTTGTTGCTCCGCCTCACTCATCGTAGCAAACCTTTCTCTTGTTAGTTTAGTTTCTGCCGCTTCTTTTATTTTCTCAGCTATGCCTGAGTTTTCCCAAAAGAACATAGCTCGTTGCGCTCCTTCTAAATCTCCACACACTTTATCTATATAATCTCTAGCTTCATCAACCGATTTATAGGTCAGCCAAGTTGTTGTCGGTAGATCATGCCCTAGCTTGCAAGGGCGAATACTAGCTGATCCGTCCTTGTTTTCATAAAGATCAAAACTAAAATTATTGACGCTTGAACGACCAACGCAGGTAATGTAATTTGACATAGTATCTTGCTCCGTAGTTAAGTGTTGTTTGACAGTCTCTAGCAATTCTTGCCAGTCTTGCCACTTCATTGTGCGCGTGCCAGCTTTATGCTTCTCAAACGTGCCTTTTGGTATGTTGAATAGCTTACAAAAGGCGACGTTTGATAGCTTGGTCAGCTCAACCAACTTGGCGTAGTTGGCTGGCGTGTAACCGCTTTCAGGTAGATTAATCATTTAGCGTTACCGACCAAGGATTATCCCAGTCACAAGCAATGCTTTCGTCGTCGTTAGTCCGTGGGTCAAAATCATCTTGCAAGTGCCACACTACAAGATACTCATTGCCGTCTCTATCTTCAGCTGTACCAACGTACTCTGTGTTGTGTGGTTGGCTGTCATTGTGAGACACGTAAGCGTCCTGAGTGATAGTTAACTCAATAGTTTCGTTAGAGCTAGTTAAGCCAAATTCTTTTGCGTTGATTGAGATAGTCATAATATATTACTCCGTAGTATTAGTTGATACCGTTATTTGCTTGGTATGTGTATAATATAGCTCCCATTTTGGGCGGTGTCAACATTTATTTTAATTATTTTTATAAAAATCATGCAATCGCTGCCAAACATGGTCTACTGTATAACGCTCTTTGAATAGTAGGTCATCAGCCAAACGATAAAACCAATACCTTACAACACCTTGCCCTGCTGGGCCATACTTAGTCACGCAGTCAGCTACATACTCGTAAAGAACCTCCTCCCTTGGTTTAAACTCTGGCGTGCCGTACCTCGATAGATAGCCCAAATCCATAACTTTGCCAACAAAATTATCGTTAGGGTCAGGCAAAAACACACTACGTTCTGCTGGTGCTAAATCACCATAACAGTTTTGATAGATCACCTCACCGTCTCGACTGTTTTCAGCATGTCCACCGATGATCATAAATGGCTTTGTAACTACTGGTCTTTGTCTACCCATCAACTTAGCTCCAATATTATGCGTATCTTAATTATGCGTATCTTAAATAACGTTTAATGTCAGTGATAACGCGATCTATAGACTCTTCCATAATAAAAAAGTAAGCTACTTCAGTTTGTTTTTTATATCGCGTCACACCTAGCCAGCACTCGCGCTCATTAGGCTCTGTTTGATACCCAGTCTTGTTAAGCTTGTGCTCAATGGCAGAAAGCTTACGCTTAAAAGTAATAGTTTCTTGATAACGGCTATCCATCAACTTAACTCCAGTATAGCTTCATAAATATGACGCTCTGCATAAGCCAGATGCTTTTTAACACGCCTTACGTCGCATATCTTGTCCGAATCTTTGTGTATATACTTACTTAGCACCGACTTGCTAAGCTTTCGGTAAGGCATGCCGTAAAGATAGTAGCACCGTATAAGACTGGCCCACATCATAAGCTCCTTATCTCCTGATTGCTTCATGCCAGCCAATTCGCGGTCTATGAGTGTGTAGTACGCCTGATCATCCATATTCCACAGCACCGGGCGAACACTTGCGCTGTGCTGCTCTACATTATCACGCATGATAATCGCACACGGCGATTGATATCCCAGATGACCACCTACAGTGCCACGATTATTACAAAAGTCTCCCCATCCAGTCAGCCAGCCCTGCACCTCTAATAAATCAGTTACCGCAGATTTTTCAATAGTATCGCTCATGTGTCATCCCCAAAGTAATGTATAATCATTTTGGGAATAACATTGCTCTATTACTTGCCAGTCTAAACCGCCCTTGCCTGCCAGCTCTGGGCGGTTTTATTTATTCAGCGCTCTTACTAACTCGCCTGCCATGTATTTTTTAATCGTTCCAGTAGCGTCTTGAAATCCCTTGCACACTACCGCGTAATAACCTTCCTCATTCAGAACCGCAATACGCTCTTTTTGGTTGTCTTGCGTTCTACCGCCTTTCAACTTCTTAAGCTCAATCCGCAATCCGTGATAACCGCCTTTCGGTATATCTAGCATTAAGTCCGGATAACCTGCCTGCACTCCCATGCGTTTGAGCTTGGCAGCCTCCTTATCCTTGCGATAACCACCGTTTGCCGGATGACTTAGGTAGTAAGCTAACGGCCTGCCCTTGTATTTCTGCAACTTCGCCCAGTTAATGATTGATATCTGAATATCATCTTCTGACTTCGCTGGCATGACGATACTTTTCTTACCATCTTTATCAGTGACCACCCTAGCCTTCTTAAACCTTGCAATTCGCGCCAATTTCACACCCTCCTGCCCTTTTAAATCGTCCTGACCGACGTATGTACCGAATCAATGTTAAGTGCGCTTAAATCGTCATACAGTGCGCCGCCTTCTCGGTCCCACTCGCACACCTTGCCGTTATCTCTCACGCCGTCTATCTCAATCGCGCTACATGAGTAACGCTGTAATTTACTGTGATACGACAAGCCAATAACAAAATCACCTGCCTGCGTCACCGCTGAATTTTTACGATAGATCATAGCGTTCGGCTTGCCAGCCTTGAGCGCTGCTACTAGATCAGCAAATTTACGCTCGCCTGCTGTGTAGTCTTTCGGGTCCTTCTTCACTACTTAATCCTATCAATCGCGCTGTCACGCCAATTTTTTGTATCAAAACCTCTGCCTGCTTTTATGTGCCTAAACTCAGTCGATACCGGAAAATATTTGTGATAACCCCAATAGCCGCTACACTCGTCAAGATACTTCGCCTCAACATCAAATAATCCTGCTATGCCGTTGCTGCCGTTTACTGCCGCGCTCTTCACCCAAGATGGTTGTCCGCTGAATATTGCCTGCGTTAGTCGCTTCACTTGCCTTCCTCCTTAAAATCCGTAACCACCACATCATTTGCTTTCACTTGCTGGCAAGAATAGACATTTCCTGAGTAGTGGGACATCCCAAAACGCTTGCAGTTATCAGACGATGCTTGTTGTCCCATCGCAAAACCAGCTAGGTTCGCAACAAAGGCTGATATCAAAATCATGCTGAATAGAAACCACTTATGATCACTCACCTTTAGCATCCTTGTTTTCGTTAAAATCCAACATGCCAGTCTGTGCGATATAAGCCTTGCGACTTACTGGCTTGGCTTTAGGTTTCGCTTTGGGTTTATTAACGTGGTACTTACCGTCAGCGTCAAAGTATTCACTGTGATTGATTGCGTCTTTGGCGTGCTCGGCAGGAATCACTGGAATCACTTTAAAGCTGTTAGCCTCTGCAATAGCGTTCATCACATCGAGTAGCGTCATGAAGTACGCACGTATTTTCAAACTGTCCAACCCTACATTGATTGTTAGTACCTGCGTGTTATCACCCAATAGCTCGATGCTCGCTGAATCGTTACACATATTGTAAAAATCCAGTGAGTCAGTTAGGTCTATCGTTAAACCGTCTAGTTGTATTGATGCCATTACAGCTATCTCCTATGCGAACTGAACAAAGCCATCGACTGCGGCAAATTCAAAGGTTTGGATTAAGTCGGTAAGCAAGCCTTGATTTCGCTCGTTCAACTCGCCAGCGTGTTTAGATACTGCATGCAAGTCATTCAGTATCTTGCGGCAAGTCTTGGTGCCAATCTCGCCTTCGTTGTCTGCAAAATAAATAAGCTCTGACAAAATACCGCGCTGACCTTTTTCCCAGTCGTCACAGACACGGGCTGCATAGATACCGCGATACTTACTGCCAGCAATCAATGGCTCATACCCTGCGATACGTGCCAGCTCATTACGCAAATTGCCGTAAGTAGAGTAAGAACTGCTGTAAAAACTACGCGCATAGCTAAACCCATAGACCTGCCCTACTTCTAAGTCGTCGCCCTGCTCCCACTCTGAGTTGCCAATACCGATATAAACCTGATTGGCCATTACTTCTGGTTGATTGGTATCACCCATCTTTAGGTTTTCAATTAACTTGGTGCATTTGTACGCTCTAATATCTAATCCCATGATCTTTCTCCGTAGTAATGTTTGTTTAAAGTGTCCTCACTCGACCAGTCAACACGCGATAGCTTGGCCATACGCAAGGGATTTGCACGATATTCTGTCTCAAGCGGTCCGCTGCTCTATCACCCATATGGTCATAAAACTCTTTTTCGGTCATATTGGTGGTGATAATCGTTGGCAGACGTAGCTGGTAGCGTCTATCGATGATTGCAGATAACTGCTCGCGGTCTTTGTCAGCCCATTTATCCACTGCTGACGTATCACCCTCACCCACTTCGTCAATTATCAAAGCGGTAGAACGACTCAGACGCTCAATGTAAGTCGCTGCACTGTCGTTGCTGGTCTTATCCCAAGTGGCTTTTATCTCGTGCTGAATCTGACCTGAGCGCTTAAATGCGACGGTCATCTGTGCGTAGTAGCGCTGACGTACAATCTCATTAGCGATCAAACACGCCAGCTTCGTCTTGCCTGTACCTGTGTTGCCTGTTAGTAAGATATTGGCGTGGCCTTTGCTGTAGTTCGCTGCATAATGCTTAGCAAAGTTAATGATCTTGGCGATGCGCGCGCGTGTCTGATCATCACCGCCCACTGTCCACTGACTAAAATCTGCATTGATGTGCTCGCTTGGTATGTCTAGGCTGGCAAGCATGTCGCCTTTTAGCTCTTCAAGCTTGGCTTGCTGTGCGTCACGCTCCCACTGACATTTTTGGCACTGGACGTTACCAGCGTTAGCAACCGCTTGTGTGACTTGCCAGCGCTGCTTGCCATGCATTGGGCAGTCTGTAGTCACTGACACGGTGTTAAACACTGGCATACGGCTCATGACGTTATCTAGCGCGTTACCGCGACCTGCCGTGTGCGTAGGCTCAAGTAATTCAGGTCTAGGGTTTCTAAGTGAGGCGTTTTCGTGTGCTGTATTCATAATTATTTACCCGTAGTAGTAGTCGTTGCTGTTATCTGAGGCGATATCGCTTGGCATATTGCTTTCTGTGCCACCTGCGAACCACTGGCGCTTCTCTTCTTCGGTCATTTCAGTCGGTACGTCATACTTTGCGTTAACTGCCAAAGGATCAGACGTGCTTCGTGTCCTGCTGGCTGGTGACTGAGCTGCTTGGTTAATGCGTGTTTTTGGCTGATACACATCCGTCCACATCTCAACGATTGATTTTTTTATTGACTGATGAATGTCCAAGCCAGCGTTATGCCATTCGGTTAGTCTCTCAACTAAGAGTTTACAAGCGTATTCGGTAGCTGGTTTTTTCTTGGTAACGCGCATGTCGTTGTAGGCAATCCAAACTTCTTTTTGGATGAAGTCAGGGATTGGATACTCGTTAGCTGAGAAGGTAGGTTTTTTCTTCGTAGTAGTCTTGGTTTTTGCTTGAGGTTTTTTCTTCGTGTCACTATCAGATTTTTTTGACTGAGAAGCAGAAAGCGTTTTTTGCGCCTTTATCTTTTTAGTGTAGAAGTCTAGTGTAAAAGGTATAGTGTGTAGGTCAATCTGACCGGACTTACTGGACAAAATGACCGGACTTGCAGACAAATTGACCGCATAAGAGGACAAATTGACCTGACCTGATTTGATAAGGTTGGGACTATTTGACCGGACTTTAGCAGTCTTTTTGGTTTTTAAATCCGCTACCAGATCGATCACTTTTTCTAAATTAATAGAAAACTCATACATACGACCAAAACTTGGCTTGGTATTTATCACACCTAATTCTGCCAATTTCTCAACTGCGCGCTGTATGGTTTTTTCACTTAAACCAGTGCCGTATCTTTCATCATTTTTAAATTGAGAGTAAGACAGCGTGTCTTTGCCTTTTAACCAACCACCAGTCTTTGCCCATATAAATTGCAGGCAAGCATAAGCGCTAGGGTTTTTTAGCACTTGCTGCATTTGTAAGATTGGCGTGGGCACTCTTAGGTAGTCGCTCATTAGAATCTCTTGCATATCTGTGTCTAACATGGTTATAATCTCCCTTGCATATCTTCATGTATGTTTGTAAATTGGTAAAACGCTCTCAGTTCGCACCTGAGAGCGTTTTTTATTGCGTGTCTTTCGCTGCACGCTTCTGCTCTTCTGTCAGCGCCACTTCGACATCAGTTGGCATCACCCAACCAACCAAGTCACGACCGCTGATGACCGAATAGATGTTCATACCGTGGTTATCGGCTAGATTGGCTACGCTTGCTGACCCAGCCTTTCCACCTTTGATGATGTTTGATGCCTCAAACAGCTTGCCACTGCGTAGCGCGTTGATTAGCGGCTCACGGTCTGGCCCAATCAAGTTACCTGTCACTTTGACTCGCTCATGACGCTCAAGGTTATCAATCATAAAAAACGACTCGCTGGTCTGAAGGCGATTTAGACGAATCAGCGTGATATCCATATTTCTTCTGATATAGACCAGATCAGCGCGCTGCTTTTGATAATCTTTTTGCGTATTACTTTTTTCGCTCTCAGACACCATCTTTACCATCTTGCCAGCGGTCAGATCAGCTATGAGGACATCACGCCTCGCTTTAGCCAGATGCTTTGATGATGGCGCTTTCTGAGTCGTGCTAACTCTAGCTACCTTCTTAGCTGGTTTAGCTACTTTTTTAGCTACCTTTGTTGTCTGGGTTTTGCTGACCTTGAGCGCTGGCGTGCGCTCTTTCTTTTGACGTAACTCAGCGGTGCCGTTATTGAGATTAAACATGGCATCAAGGAACGCATCTTGTGCTTTCGCTTCACGCTCTTTTCTAGCTTTCTGTCTTGCCAGCTCGCACTCGTTTACATCTTCAATGATGGTTTTTATCTTCACACTTGGGTCGTCCAAGTTTGTTATACCGACGTTTTTAGCAAACCATTCCACATCGTCAATCGACGTAGCTGTATCACTGTTTTTTGGATAACGACTCAAATCTGCAAAATGATGTTCTACTTGCATAATTACCCCCAAAATCTATAAATTGCTGACAGTACGACCAGTACCAATACAGCGTGAACAAGGATGTAGACCATTTTCCAAAGCTTCTCTTCGTCAGCAGTGAGTGCTTGACGCTCTTCTTCTATCTCAGCTTCAATATTTTGTCTTGCGACCAGTGCGGACGGCCTAATAGACTCGTTTTTGGCAACTATAGAGCGCTTGATTGCGGTATAAAGGCTGGCGACCCATCCGAACGCAGTAGTTGCATTGGTATCTGGCAGATCAGCGGCACGACTGAAACGCACGTCACGACTATCAGACATGCCAGCGTCGTTCTGAAAAAAGTCGTCTACCGCTTCTAAATTCTGGAAGTGGTATTTTGTGATGTGAAAAAGGATGTCGATTTTGTCTTTGTTGTAGCATTGCGCATTGGCATCGACGATTTTTAGGCCGCAGATGGCAAGCATGTCGCAAAAGCGTACTAATTGACTGTCAGGCTTGGTTGAATCTAGCCAGCGACCGACTGTGCTCGACTCTACGCCAAAGTGCTTGGCGACGTTTACCTGCTTGGTTTCTGCAACAGCGTGCAAGACGTCTGATTGCATGTTGCGTGACTGGTGCATTTTTTCAGGCGATAATTGATTTGTGGACATGGTTATTCTCCGTAGTAGTAGAGGTTAAGCGTGTTCGATACTTTGATTTTCGGTTGATTTTGGTTCACCGAACATTTCTCGAAGTTGGTAGGCTCGAAGTTCAGGTATTTTGTCTTCACTCCACTGAGACACTGCTGGATGCTCAATACCTAAAATACCTGCCAGCTTTACAACCGAGCCATCGGCATAGCTTAAAGCTTCTTGTTTAGTCACTTTAAAAGTTCCTTTTGTCGCGGTTAAAGTAAGTTTTATTACCTATTAAAACACAGAAAACTTACCTTATCAACTGGTAAGATAACTTACTATAGGTTAGGAGGGTTTAATGGAAACACTAGGTCAGCGAATATTCAATTTAAGAAAACAAAAGCAGCTTTCAAGAGAAGCGCTTGGCAAAAGAATTGGTGTGTCTAAAACATCAATTAAAAATTGGGAAGACGACGAAAACACTCCAAAGCATGAATATTTAGATAAGCTTTCTTATGTTTTTAACCGTAGTATTGATTACTTAGTAGATGGTAAGGCTGACAGTCCTGTTGTAGAGCTGCCATCGAACATTGTTGCCATCGGCAAGCCTTCCGAGTACGCGCCAGTCAAAATTGAATATTTAGATATTAAAGCTAGCTGCGGTGCTGGTTATGCAAATGAAGACTTCCCTACCGTACATTCCGAGTATCTAAGTGTTGAGTTTTTGCGAGATAACGACCTACCTATCGACGGAAAAGGCGTGATAGTTATGCACTCCTGTAATGATAGTATGGGTTACACCATCCCTAATGCCTCTTTGATTATCGTAAATACCAATAACCGAGAGTTTGATAACTTTGTAAATAACAGGATATATGTATTCAATGTTGACGGTGAAATGATCTGTAAGCGTGCTATTAAGAACTTGGACGGTACTGTTTTATTGAAATCAGATAACCCTGATAAGCAGACTTACCCTGACCAAATAGTGACCCGTGATACTTTCGGGCATTTTGATTTGTTTGGTAGAGTGCACTGGGTATCCAACAAGGTTTAATTATGAGTAAACTATTAAGACTTCTTTTGTCAATTTCATGTCTTTGCACAAGCATTAAAGCCAGTGCTGTAGACTGGGTGGCCTTGGCTGAATCTACCGATACTAACGTTCAGGTATATTTAGATACAGACTCAATCAAGCCTTACGAAAAAGAAATCATGCTGGATAACTCAGGCGGTAATTATATGTCAGGGTTCGCACATTTTTCTTATCTCGACGATCATGAGTATAGAAAGAAAGGTTGGTACTATATGCAATACTATTTCATAGTTAATTGCGATGACAACACTTACTATACCCCTGTCTTTAATGCTTATGACGCACAAAATAGAGTGGTAGATAGTCATCGTAATAAGTATTTTACAGCCAATGACTTTAATATAGCCTTCCCCAACAGTCTAGGAAACTTTGTTATTCATGATATGTGTTTATTCTCACGCTCCTAATGTAACTAGGTAAGTCCTAGCTCTTTGTTCACACAAGCCACCTTTGAGTGGCTTTTTTATCGTCTACAAGAAATATGATAACCTTTCTTACTTTCTTTCTTGACTTAAAAGGTAAGTTAAGTTACCTTAGATGTATGGAAGCAACTAACCCAATTAGATAAGGAGTCAATTTTGGCAGACAAAACAGAACAACTGACCAAGCGCGAGCAACTAGCCGCCATTGCCATGCAAGCGCTTATCACCGCCAATACTGGTAAGTCCAGCTACGCGACGGCAGAAACCGCAGTAAACCACGCAGACGCTTTAATCAAAGCACTTAACAATCAGGCATAGAAAAGCCCCAATCAGCACGAACTGAATGGGGCATAACACTCTACTACGGAGTCCGTAAATTATGACACATCTAATAAAGCAAATCAATATAGAGCTAACAGCAAAGCTCGCAATATCCGCCCTACTCGCCAGCGCAGTCATCGTGACTGGTGCAAACGCTATCGATACTGGCATCGAGTCGCAAGACCGCACGCACTTAGAGCACAAGCTATGGCTTGAAGAAAATGCGACTACTGATAACGATGATCAGTACGAGTCTAGCCAGCAGGCTGAAACAGCTAGGCACGCAAATGACGTTATCGCTAAGGCGTATGGGAGGCAGTCATGAGTGAATCTAATCAAGCCGCGTGGGAATGGTCGCAGGAAGACGAGCGACGCTGGCACGCTGAGCAGGCGCTTGCAGCGACTCGCCAGCCAACTGATAAGCAGGTCAGTATGAGCGAGCTAGCAAAACACAATAAAGAATTCGAGTGCTTGTTAGCTCAGTTTGACTCGCACTTTATGATTCCAAGTAAGGAGAGTAACTAATGGCTATCGTGACTTTAATTCTAGGCAATAGCGGTGAAGGCAAGTCCTATAGCCTAAAGCATTTAGACCCAAGCCAAACTGGTGTTATCAACGTCGTCAATAAACCACTACCTTTTCGTGGCGGCAAAGATTTTAAAAAACTTGCAACGGATAGCGCTGCCAAGATTTGCGACGCGCTAGTTAGAAGTAAAGCCCCTATTATCGTTATTGATGACTTTCAATACATCATGAGCCTTGAGTACATACGTGGCAATAATCAGAAGTATGAGAAAGGCGCTGCTTTTGATCGCTACAACATTTTGTCCTACAACGCTTTTTCTGTGTTTGATACTGCTATCAATCACGTTAGCAACGACAAGCGCGTTTATATACTAGCGCACATCCAAGAAGATAATGGACGCCAGCGTATTAAGACAATGGGCAAGGTTTTAGATGACAAGATCGTACTAGAAGGCCTTGTGTCTACCGTACTTCAAACAACGCTTCGTGATGACGGTCATTTCTTTATGACAAAGAATAACGGCTTCAACACGGTTAAAAGTCCTGAAGATATGTTTCAGTCCGAACTGATACCGAATGACCTTAACGCTGTGGATGACGCTATTTGCGACTACTACGGTATTACTAAAAACCAAAATCAACAGCCAGAACAGGCTTAATTTTAAATCAGGAGTAACACCATGAATCAGCAATCACAACAAGCCTTTTGGCAACTGGACAAATCAAAGGCTGCTAAAGTCGGTCAGTCAAACTACATCACTGGTGATACTAGCGATGTTTATAAAATCCTAAGCGCAGCATGGAAAACCAACACTCGCATGAGTCCGGCTGTCCATAACTTAACGGTTCATATTATGAACGCTGATAAATCAACCGCTATGATCGAGATCCCTTACGCTGACGAATCAGGTAAAAGCTGGTCAGGCGAAAATATTATCAATGCCATGATGCTTTGTGCCAACGTCCCATCTTTATCGCAAGTACAAGGCTCGCACCAAGAATATGACTTTGATCAGCAAAAAGACGTGACCGTCAACGGTATAGTGGCGCCCGAACTGGCTGGCAAGAAAGTTGGTATGTTCTTAACTGATAGATATTACTTTCACAAAACGAAGTTTGAAGTTAAGCGCGGTGCGCCTGAGCTATTCAACGTCTTTGATCCTGATTCGCGCCAGCTACCGCACGAAAAAGCCAATAGTCAGCCAGCCAATCCAGAGGCGTTTAACACCGTGACGGAAGCAATGATTAAGTACAGCGCAAAGTCTAAAGAGAAGGCTGAGAACGAAGCTGCTATGAACGGTCAGCCGCCACAGCAGTTTAATAACCAAATGAGCAATCAAGGTGCACCGCAGAATAACGGCGTCACCTATCAGCGTGGTGCGCCAGCTCAGCAAGGTAATCAGGGTTATCAGCAGAGCAATAACGCGCCAGCGAATAATTCAACACCGAGTGGCAGTGGTCCAGTAGATGACGATATCCCGTTTAATACTCATTTTGACGGTCAGTTTTAACTTTTTGGAATAACGATTTGCAGCCGTAAGCTGCCAACCCTACTCTAATTTAAAGGTAAATATCATGACTTCTCAAAAAGAATTAATCCCTATTTTAAAAGGTCAGCCACTTGCTGACGCCGTAATGCTATTACAGGATGCTTGCCACACAGCTAGTATTAACGGCGGCTGGTGGACTTGCCCTGAGACTGGCGAGTACCTAGGCGATGCTGACGGCAGTGGTATGAAACGCAACACCGGTCAGATGCTAATGCTGTGCGTAAGTGAGCTTAGCGAGGCAATGGAGGGTGATCGTAAAGACTTGATGGACGATCATCTACCGCACCGAAAAATGATGGAAGTTGAATTAGCGGATGCAGTTATCCGTATTTGCGACTTGGCTGGCGGCAAAGGTTACGACCTAGGCGGCGCTATCGCTGAAAAACTGGCTTATAACGCTCAGCGTGCAGATCACAAGATGGAAAACCGCATCAAAGACGGTGGCAAAAAGTATTAATTAAACAAACCATGAATCGTTTAGGCAGCTTGTATCAGCTAGTTGGTGAGGTGATGGCTCAAAAGAGCGTGTCTGAGATCAGGCGCTCCAAGGCGACGACGCGAGGGTAACGCTAGAGTGGCGTTGCTACCTAAACACCCTATTTTCTCTACTACGGAAGAATGATTATGAGAGATATCAGCGATGACCAGTTGGCGCAATGCTCGAATTTTAATCACTTAATACTCTTCAATAAACCACCTTTTCAAAGAGGCAGTAAGTTGCTTCATATCCCAACCACTAATTATAAGTACGATCTGTACTTTCATGTCTATGACGACGCCACTGTCAGAGTTTCTTTATGGCGCTATTTTAGTAGTAGTTGGCATAGCGAAGAGCAGGAGCACTACTTGATATCAAAAAATGATTATCTTAAAAACATACATATAGTCGATAACGCCTTGTCGAAGGTTAAAGTAAATCTTCTAACCAATTGCGCATGGCTTGAACAGAGCGACTTACAGGCTATCTTCAAAACATTGAAAAAAGTTAGTCAAAACGATGTGTCAGATAATCAAATGGATATGTTCGCATAGGAGCTAATTATGGCAAAGACTAAAAACCGCGACAAGCGCAAGAAGATAGCGCAAAGAAAGGCCAATCAAGCCAGCGCTAGCAAGCCTGAAATGTATGAAGGCTTTATGCGCGTTCCCCTCAACAATTCATTCACCAGTGATGAAGTTAGGATTCACACTGAGTACGAAGGTGATTGGGTTAGCCGCAAGATGCGCAAAAAGATAATGAATGAGCCGCGTATGTTCGTTGTGACGGCACACGTTTATATGAACGACGGTAAACGATATTGCGCGACTATCGAGTATCAAAGCTATGGCGGTCGCGAGACGATACCAGATGCCGCGAACATGGCATGTGATGCAGCACGTAATGGTAGTGGTCTTATGAACTTGAAAGAGTCCTACGTCATCATTCGAGCACAAAAAGACATGACTAAGTTTCCGAAAGAGATTGATGTTGAAGCGCTCAAAGCGAAGCAGAAAAAGAAAGTGCCAATCATGGGGTTGGTTAAACCTTACGATTACGACTATTTATGGGACGAGATAGCATGAACCTGCCAGCACTAATTATAGATTTTGAAGCAACCGACGTGAGTAAAGAAGCGGAAGCAACACAGCTTGGGTATGACGAAGTGTCTTTTCATGAAAGCGGTCAACTATTCAGTAGGCACGCTGGTATTTTTGGTGACTTAGTGGCTTCTTCAAAACTCTACTGTCAACCTGATCGTCCTATAAGTTTTGGGGCCATGGCTGTTTCACATATAGGGCAATGGGATTTAACGGAAGCACCAAACCATAAAGAGATAGTGCCGCTGCATTTGCCTGAAGGTGAAGCTTACATTATCGGGCATAACGTGAATTTCGACATCCAAGTCGCTGCTAATGCTGGTGTCGATATTAGCCAATATAAAGGTATCTGCACACAAGCACTGGCGCGTAAATTACTACCTGATGTTGACAGTTATTCGCTCGGTGCGCTCATGTACTACCTTTACCCTGATCGCGCTAGGGAGTATTGTCGCAAAGCTCATCATGCTGGCTGGGATGTCACGTTCACTCGTTGGTTGCTTGAGCATCTATGTGAAATTAGCGGCATTACTAATATGCACGATTTGCATCTTGCCAGCGAGGAAGCCAGAACGCCTATCATCTTTGATTTTGGCAAACACAAAGGCAAGGTTATAAAAGAAGTAGCTTGTCACGCTAAAGATCGCGAGTATTTTGATTGGGTATTCGACAATATCAAAGACAGGCCTTACTTAATTAAAGCTTGCCAGCAAGCCATAAAAGACATTCGGTTATTGAATTGGCGGCATGAGCAATACGGCCTGCCAGCTATAGCGGAGATTGATAATGGTGATAGCTATCATATTTGCTCAAGACCCGACGCACCAGCGCCCTACATTGCGATTAAAAAATCAGACGATCGTGTTGTTGATGATGGTTACTTTGACACGGTAGAGGACGCTAAAGCCTGGTGCGTCAAGCATTTCAACATAGGAGTTTTTCATGCTTAAAGATTTAATCAAAGAAATACGCGGCAATGAAGTTGAGTTGCAAGGTGATAACGATGGTATCCAAATTTACAAGGCGTTAGATCATAGCGCCTGGTACATCGTCAAAAATAGTGAAGTCGCATTTGAGTTATACCCTGCGGTTTCAAAGCTGGACGGCAAGCCAGCAATATTAACTGAGTATGACATACACGCTTAGCCCAAAGACAAATAAAAGTGAGGTAACACTATGACAGGTATCTATTATACAACAGACGAGATCAAGAATATTTTTAGATGGAAGTCTGACACGACTGTGTACCGCAAGCGTAATTCTGGCTTTCTTCCTGATCCTGATTTACCGGGCAGCCCAAACAAGTGGTTAAAATCAACAATTGATGCTATTGTGGGCGCTAAGAAAGATAATAGTGTTGATCCTAATATTGGGACCCAATCAGCCAATAATTAGCCTTCACTTTTATTAATAAAGGTATCCGATAAGGTATCATCCACTGATAAAAATAATAACATTATGCTTATCAGTGGCTTACATTATAAATTCGAGTCTTGGTGGGCGCACCATCAAATATAATTTTAATTACCGATAATCCTTTGTATGCCACGCGCTACAAGGGTTTTTTATTGTCTATTACACGATAGCTTACGATTAATAACGGTATCTGCTACTTGTACGCGGCAATAATAACGGT